CTACTCACCGGTGACCTCCCTCGTCGGCAGCCGACAGCGGCCGCGGGCGACGAGCTGGTCCAGGCCGGTCACGGAGCACAGGCCCCGGCTCCGGTCGACCGGCACGCACCAGTAGCTGTGGACTCCCTCCGGCTGCACCCGGTCCACGCGGGGCACGCCGAGGAAGGTGTCGCCCCCGAGCAACTCGACGAACTGACGGCCCACACGCCACTCGGGGCGCGGCGCCGTCGACGGGGGGACGAGGGCGTAGTAGCGGGGTGGGTAGAGGTCCATGAACACAGGGCCGCGCAGGGCGCCGCACAGGTACGCGGCGGCCTGGGCCAGGTCCTTGCTCCCTACGGCAGCCTCCACCAGGGCGCCCGCCATGCGCACGGCCGCGAACTCCTGCCCGCAGCGCAGCAGGGCGATCCCGCCCCTGTGCCATTCCAGCATGGCCCTGTCGGCCTCTGGCGCGCTCCGCAACAGCCAGGTCTCCGCCGACTGCGCGTTGGCCCCGGCCGCCGCCCCGATCACCGGACCGCTCCCACTCTCTCCGTCCCGTCGAGCCAGGTACGCATGCCCGTGAGCACCGCGCCGACACGCTCGCCGTCGACGAAGTCGCGCGGCTCCCCCGTCGCCTCGTCCCAGGGCGGCGTGTCCCAGTAGGTGCCGTGGCTGGGCGGGAGAGCCAGCCAGCCCCGCGCGCCTGCGGTCACGTGGACGGCCGGATGAGTCTTGGCCATGGCGCCTGTTCCCTGCCGGACGAGGAACGTCGCGGTCTCGTGCGTCATCACGCACGGCACCGGCGCTGAAGACTCCAGATGCACCATCACGTACGTGCCGGCATAGCGCTCCACGGTCACAGCGTCGAAGTCGGCCATAGGGACGATCAGCGACGGCGCCGGTGCCTTTTCGAGGTGCTCGTCGAGCTCGTGCTCCGTCAGGTACTGGGGCCCTCCGGGCCCGGGATGAGCCCCCGGGCGCTCGCACGTCGGGTCGTTGCAGGTGCACCCCTGGCGGGGGCGGTAGCGATGCCCTAAGGCGACAGGCCAGCCCAGCCCCATGTAGGCGCGGGCCCAGGCTCCAGGGTCGTTGTTCATCGGCTGCACGGCACGACTCCCGAGGTGATCACTCAGATACGGAACGTGACACCTGAAGCCTTGTGCATGCGCGGGGGCGCGCCCCCTACAAAAAGTAGGGGGCGTTGTTCCCACGGGAGTTACCCTCAGGACACTAGTTCCATATCCCTGATCAGTGAGGACAGGGCCGTCGCCTGCGAGGGCACTCCGACCCGGGCCAGGTCCGACACGAGGGCCCGCGCCATGGCGTGCGCGAACACGTAGTACGGGGCGTCACCGGCCGCCTTCCTCAGCTGCACGACCGCCGCCGGGCTCCGGCCCATGAAGTGCAGCGCCCGCGCCCGGTCGATCATGTAGTGCGTCCGGCGCTCGCGGCTCGGCAGGTCGTCGAGGACGACGCCGCGCACCCGCTGGAGGCCCTCCTCGGGCTCCTCGACCTCGACGCCCACCTCGGTCGCGTGGACCAGGACGTTGCCCCGGGAGAAGACGGTGTGCAGCTCTAGGTCGCACCACTCCGAGCCCAGTCGGTCAGCGTCGATCAGTGCCTCGTCGATGCGCTCCCACGCGCCCGCCTGCTGACCGCCCCGCGCGTGAGCGACCGCGCAGCGCAGGTGCAAGGCCCCGCGCAGGCTCACTGCCGCCTTCAGCGCCCCGGCGCCCACCGTGTAGGACTCCAGGTCCCTCAGCGCCGCATCGGCCACGGCGACCGTCTCCCGTGTCGACGCCTGGTGCAGAAGCGCACCGCAGCGGTCCCATGCCACAGCCGCCTGGAGCACCGGGTCCTGAAGCTGTGCCGCCGCGCCCGCGGCCACCTCCGCCGCGCTCCACGCGAGGTCGGGGTATCCGAGCTGGTTCAGGCACATCCGGGCCGTACGGCCCGCGTCCGCAATGAGCCGCAGCGCCTGCTCGCGCGCACGGCCGTCGGCAGTGAGCAGGGCCGTGTTCAGGTCCTCCACGACCGGCGCGAGCAGCTGCGCGACCCGCGGCAGGTTCGCGGCCTGCCGCGCGATGTTCGCCTTCTTCAACGTGGCGCCTGCCGCTGCCAGGTCGACCGGCATCCCCTGGGCGGTGAGGCCGGGATGTCCGGAGAGGATCAGCCCGGCGCGCCTGAGTCCTGTGCGCAGGGCCGGGATGTACGCGTGGCCCACCGCCCCCTTGTCTCCGGCCAGCCGGTAAGGCATCCCCAAGAGCCATACGACGTCGACGTCGCATTCGTGGGCGATGGCTGTGATCACTGAGAAACGCTCCAGCGGCCGACGGCCGCTCTCCACGTGTGCGAGCCAGCACTCTGTCCGGCCCAGGAGGCCCGCGAGTTCCGCTTGAGTCAGGCCCGCGGCATTCCGCGCGATACGTACGCGCGTTCCAATGTGTTCGTCGCTGCTGAGGGGCATACTGGTCTCCTCGTTCTGACCTCGACAATTCAGAACGGTACTCCGACAGTGCCCCTACCGCTCCCGGGAGTTGTAGGGGCACTGGCCTGTAATCGGCCGGGCGGGCTGTCAGTGCCTCCGCATACGGTGGTGGGCATGTCCCCCCGCTCCGGGCCCGGCGGCCAGATGCCGCCCGCCCTCGACGACATCAACACGGCGATCCGCCGCCTCATGGAGCAACCAGTCAGTGACCAGCGCGCGGAGGAGTACAGGCGCCTGCTCTGGCTGTGGGTGAAGACGTCACGCGGCGAGATCGTCAAGGCTGCCTGAAACGCGAGCGTCCCGCTCTCCGGGGATGAGGGAGAGCGGGACGCGACCCCGAGTTATGCACCAGCAATGGACACGGCAGACGATACCGGACACGCCGCCGCTGACCTGGGAACTAAGGCTCACGCGAGGCCACTTGGCCCGCACCGTCGCTCAGGGCGCGCCGGTCGGCGGCCCTGAAGGCGGGCAGTTCCCATCGGCGTCCGGGAAGAGCTGAGCCAGCCGCGCGAGGCGGCAGTTCGCCAGGTCGACGGCATCACGCAAGGAGTCACCGTCGTTGGGGTGGAGTTCGTGCTCCATGCCCTGCACCCTCCCGTGGAGGTCACTCATCTGCGCCTCGATACCCGCCACGCGCTCCATCACCCCGGGCCTGGCCGGGACGCCGGGCCGGGCGGGCTCTCCGCACCAGTCGTCGATGAGGTGGTCGACGCGGCCAGCGAACCGCATGCCGGCACGCACCAGCCGCCACGCTCCCGCGCCCAGTCCGAGGAGCAGCGACAGTGCCCCACCCCAGATCAGCACTTGGTCCAGGCCGTGAATGCCCGTCGGCTCGGGGATCATTGATCTCCCATCAGGTGAGGAGGAGCTGCCAGGTGACCGGCCCCGGAATGCCGTCCGGGTTGCCGCGCAGCGCAGCGTGCGAGCGCTGGAAGTCCGCGACGTTGCGGCGCGTGAACTCGGAGAACACCGGGCCACGCTGGTAGCCGTTGCCGTCGTGGTGCCGGGTGAAGCCCTTCTCGATCAGACCCTCGTCCAGCGTCAGGACCGCCGGATGCGCCCGGCCGAGGAGGAACGCACCGCTCCCGGGAAACGGCACCGCCACCCGGTCAGGGGTGCGGGGCAGGTGCAGGATCTGCCCCGGATAGATCGTGTACGGGGGACGCAGCCCGTTCACGGCGGCCAGGTCACGCCAGTCGACGTCGAGGCGCCGGGCGACCGCCGCCAGGGTGTCGTGCAGCCGCACCGCGTACGCGCCCGGAGGCACCGGCCGCGGCCGCGCCACCTCCGGACGCCCCGCCCCGCGCTCGATCCACGCGTACAGCGCATCGCCCGGGCACTCGGTGGCGTAGCCGTCGCGGTGGCCACCCACCCAGTCCCCCGCGTCGCCGCTGCGGCGCAGCCACTCGACGGCGTCGACCAGGCCGTTGAGCATCGGGTCCGTGGGCACCGTCATGCCCTCACTGCCCAGCAGCGCACAGACCGCGTAGTCCGTGGTGTTGAGGACGGCGCTCCCGTTCGCGCCGGGCCGCTTGTGCGTGCCGCGCCCCTCGAACACCGCGCCGTGCTCGCAGACCAGCGCGGTGTACGCGATATCGACGTACCCCTCCGCCACGTTGGCCAGGTGCGAGGCGCGGATGGAGCGCACGACGTCATCGCACAGCGGGTGCGCCCGGCTCGTGTACTCCGTCCCCAGGTAGTGGACCTTCACCCCGCGGGCCTTCGCCAGGTACGCGGCCGGGGACGCCGCCGGGGCGCCCCACTCCTCACGCTCGACGAACCTCATGGCCTAGTCGTCAATCCAGTGCCACGTGCCGCCCTCCCGGGGCTCATCGGAGAAGTGGCATCCGCCCGCAGCGAGCGGGTGGAAGAACTGGCCAGTCGGGTTCAGCACGCACAGGCCGAGGTGGAACGGGTCGTCCTCGTCCACCTCGGTGACGATCGCGGCCCGGCACGCGGGCGTGAAGGCCTGCGTACCGTCCTCGCGCACGGGCGTCCCGTGGCTGACGTAGTGGACAGTGAAGCCCACACGCGGGGTCAGGTCCTTGGAATCGCACGAGCTCATGGAGTACCTCCAGACGGGTAGAGCGGTCAGGCGGCCGGGTGGATCGCGAGCTTGAACTCGGCGAGCGTGAGGGCCAGCGGGATCGGCGCGTTGTGCGCGACGCGCAGCGCCAGGGGCACGCCCGGATGCACGAAGATCCCGTGCGTCTTGCTCCAGTACTGCCCGCCCGGACTCGGCGCCCGGTGGTCGGTCGCCGTGGTGTCGGGAGGAGCGAACAGCCCCAGGGGGTCACGTACGAACTGGTCCCGGTACTCGGTCGCCGTGGCCGCCGGGCTCCCCCACTGAATCAGGGCGTGCAGGGTGCCCCACCCTGACCGGGTCGGCCAGATCAGGCCCGACCGGTCGTCGTCATCCCATCCGTCGTCATTGATCACGAAGGCGTCGGGCTGGATGGACTGGTGCATGGCGTGCGCGTCGTACGACTCGTCATCGCTGAAGGGGAAGCGGACGATGTGATACCCGCCGGGCTCGATCTCCTGCGGGATGTCCCGCTTGAGGGAGCACACCAGCACACCAGGATGGATGCAGCCGCACATGGTCAAGGCCCCTCCCCTGGGGGAAGTTCGTCAGCCCGGCCCACAACCAGCGGCGTGGCGAGTGAGTGTACGTCCCCCGGGCCGATCAGCCATCGCCCTCTCCGTCCGCCCCTGCGTAGCCGGTCAGGCGCCGCGCGGTGCCCTCCGGAATGCCGGCGGCCCGCAGCGCCTCGTAGTCGCCGCGGGCCCGCTCCTCGTCCTGGGCAGTGAGCGCGGCGGCGTGCTCCCTGCGCGCAGCCTCCACCTCCTTCAGCGCCCCCTTGTACTCCTTAGCCGTCAGCCGGGCCGCGCCCTCGGGGAGTTCAGGCAGGGCGCCGTCTGAGGCGGTCTGTTCAACCAGTACGCCGTCGGCGCGCCGGTAGTACACCGTTGCTGATTCCACGATCGGGCCCCTTACAGGACGAAGACGAACGCGCGGAGGAAGGACTGGATGCGGTTGTAGGTAGCGCCACCGCTGCCGCGGCCCATGGTGATGGAGAGGACGAAGTTGAGGTTGCCGCCTGCTGGAATGGTCTGGTTGATCACCTTGGTGCCCTGGATATGGACGTCGAGGGCTGCCGTGGCGCCCTTGTTGAAGACGAACGACATCTCGTCCGTCGTGATGCCAAGGGCGGCACTGCTGTTGCCTGAGGGAAGGTCGAAGTCCGCGTCCACCTCCGCCTCGAGCATCACGAAGGCGTCGCGGCAGGAGTCGGGGTTCAGGATGTTCAGGGTGTGGGTCGCAACCTCGGTGTCCTGCGCTGCGGGGACCGCCAGGTTGGCGGGGTTGAGGATCTGCTGGTTCTGCTGGAATGCGGCGACCGGCCGGGGCTCGCCGCGCAGTACCCCGGTGCTGTCGCAGTAGACCTGTCCGGCCTCGGCGTCCAGGTTGCAGGGGTAGGGCCAGGTGCCGACGGCGGCCGTGAGCGGGTTGCCCGCCGAGCCGTTGCCGGTGAGGCCGCAGTCCACGCTCACCGTCGCTGCCCCGGTTGGCACGTAGAGGCCGCTGTCTCCGCCGAAGATGATGTTGTTCCCAGCGTCCGTCGACAGTCGCGCCGAGAACACGCCTGTGGACGCGTCGTATTCGGCGCCGTCGCCCGCGCTGAAGCACTGCCGGACGGTAGGGCAGTCGGTTTCGACGTACAGTCCGCCGTCGGCGCCGAACTCCATCAGGTTCCCGGCGTCCCCGGACAGGCGGGCAGTCACGACACCGGTGCCGGAGTTGTACGAGGCGCCGTCCCCGGCGGAGATACAGGGGCGGACCACGGAACAGTCGGGGTCCCCGGCGGAGATCACATACGGGTTCGCGATGGTTCCGCTGCCATCGACGGTGACGTTCTCTCCGGCCTCGATGGAGCAGTTGCAACTGCCCCCGCCGCATCCGCACCTGGCCACGGCGTCCTCCCCTTGATGGGTGGATCGCCCGGCCCAGAACCAGCGGCAGCGCCCCGAGTCTACGCCGGACACCCCCGCCGCCCGCCGTCCGGACAGCCAGCCGATGCCGTCCGGACGACGCCGCGCCCGCGTCCGGATGGCGCCGAGGGTAGCCCTGTGGCCAGGCTGGACAGCGTCCGGACACGGGCGCGGACAGCGTGTCCGGACGCAGCTGCGGGGGTCAGCCGTGGAGCTCCACGATCACGATGCCGTTCCCGCCGTCGCCGCCGTCGTACGACCCGCCATAGGACAGGGCGCCGCCCGCGCCGCCCCCGTAGCCGCGCGAGGACGTCCCCGCCCCCTCCTGGGAGCGCGCGACACCGCCGTGCCCAAGGTGGCTCTGTCCGCCGATCCCTGACAGGCCGTTGGACGAGCTCAGGCGTACGCCGCCGCCCCCGGCGCCGCCGCCCATCGCCCAGTCACCTGTACCGGCGAGCGGACCCGCAGGGCCCTGCACAGCGTCCGCGACCGTGCCCGAGGACTGCGCTGCTGTCCCGCCCGCACCCCCGTTCGCCGTCACCAGACCGCCGAAGGACGACGAGCCCCCGGCGCTGCCCGCGTTGTTGCCCGTCCCGCCCGCCCCGCCCGCGCCCACGACGACGGACTCCGACGCCCCGAGCGTCGAGGCCAGGATCAGCCGCTCCGAGTAGCCGCCCCCCGCGCCACCGGGACGCACGATCGTTTCGTTGGCCGCGGCGTTCGCACCCGCCGAGCCGCCCCCTGCGCCCTGCACACGGACGAAGACCCGCGCGAGCCACGGATAGTCGGCCTTCTCGAAGGCGAAGGTGCCCGCCTCCTTGAACTCCAGGATCTCGCGGAGGCCCATCGTGCCCGGCACAAGGCAGAGTCGGCCGTCATTGTCGACCGTGAAGTAGTCACTGCACACACAGACATCGGCCACCCTGGCTCACCCTTCATGAGGCAGCGGCAGCCCGGCCCACAACCAGCGGCTTCCAGAAACAGTACTGTGCGCTGCCCCTGCCTCTACCTGATGGGAGCCCCCGTGGAGATCAAGGCGATCACCTTCGAGGAGCCGGGCCGTCCGGCCACGGTCACCGCCGAGCTGACGCAGCACGAACTCCTGTACCTGGGACTGCTCCTTGGCTCGCGGAGTCCCGCTGACGCCGAGCAGGTCATGACCGGCGGAGCCCGCATCCAGAGCGACCTGTACCGCGACATCTCGGGCTACGTCTTCAACCCCTTCTACGAGGACGGGATCGAGGAGGCCGCGGCCAGCAGGTGAACCGCGGTCCCCGCCGGGGCCGGCATGCCGTGCGGCATCCACACGCGCACGAGCGCGTGCCCGGGCCCGACCTCCTCGAGGACCGCAAGCAGCAGCTCGGTACCCGCGGCCATCGCGGTCACCACCGGCGGCTGCTCGAAGGCCGTGGGGAAGTCGGCCCGGGCCCGGCCGTCCTCACCGGTCACCGCCACCATGGCGGCCACTCCCGCCACTCCTGGCGCCCCTTGAGGGCCCCGGGGCCCTCGGGGGCCGGTGCGCCCCTGCGCGCCCTCCTGAGGCGCATTCTGGGGCGCTGCGGGGGCGGCCTTGCCTCGCCGTCTGGTCGTCGACCTCGTCTTGCGGTCCAGGTCCCGCAGGATGCTGCCGAGCGCGTTGCCCTGGAGCCGCCGGGCGGGGCTTCCTCGCAGCGCCATCAGCTGCTCGCCTCCGTTCCCGTGGCCGCTACCTGGACCTGGACGCTCTCGCTGCCCGGGTCGTCGCCGCTGCCGCCCTCCTCGGTCACGGTCACCCCCGTGATCTTCAGCCGCTGCGACACGGTGCGGCAGGTCTCGGCGCTGGTGACGTCCAGGCACCAGCCGGGCACCAGGTGGGCGACGTCGACCGCCGCCTGGGGGCTGATCGTCACCTGCTGGGAGTCGATGAAGACCGGCACCGGCTGACTCGCGCGGAGCTTGGCCTCGGCGGCCGCGGTGGCCGACGCGTCGTCCGGGATGGAGGTCTGCTCGAAGTAGCGCTCCAGCAGCCCGTAGTAGGGGTGCACGCCGCCCGCTTCGCCGAGGACCTCGCCCTCCTCGTCACCGGCCACAATCCAGCGGGTCGTGAGCGCGGTGCCGTCCTCGGCGACGACCAGGCCCTCGGGGAAGTCGACGTCGCTGAGCCTGCCCACGCTCTCCCGGTGGGTCTCGGGGAGGAGAAGGAAGGTCCGGCCGAGGACGGTCCAGTCGAGGCCGGTGTCGGCGAGGTCGGTGAGGTGGTCGAGGGCCTGGCCCACGTTCTTGGTGTAGTTGCGGGCGCCGCGTACGCGCGTGGGCGCCACGGTCACGATGCTGTGCCCGGGGTCGTCGGGGGCGAACGCGTCCGTGATCAGCCAGTCGGCGATCTCGGCCAGGTCGGTGTTGGTGAACGCGATCGTCTCGTGCGGCACGCGCCGGGCCAGCCACGCCGACACGTCCAGCGCCGAGATCTCCACGCGCCCCAGATGCCATCGGACGTCGACGACGGGCCCGCTCCACACCGGCGCGCTGTCGTCGCGGTAGATCAGCAGGCTGTGGCGCCAGGCGCGGACCAGGCCGAGGCGCTCGCAGCAGTCGCCCTCCGGGGACACGACCACGCTCGCCGCCGAGGTGTCGTCCAGGACGCGGCTCCACTCCACCGACGTGAGGACGTCGGCGTTGCTGACCGTGGCGCCGTCACGGTCCACGATCCGGCAGGAGTGTGTCCCGCATCCGGCTACAGCCACGGCCGAACCGCCTCTCAGGGAGGTGTCGGCCCGGCCCACAACCAGCGGCGCACCGGCCAGGGTAGCCGGGAGTGCAGGTCAGAAGCCGCGGCCCGTGACGCTGACCGTGACCACCGCGTCGCCGGACGGGGGGTGCAGGAGGTCGGACTCCATGCAGATCACGTAGCTGGCGCAGGTCAGCGTCGGGAACTTGAGCGGGCCTCCGTCGAGGCCGTACACGTCGGGGCTCGACTCGCAGACGCCGCCGCACTCGACGATCGGGCGGCCCGTCTGGCCGTCCAGGGTGAGCGCCCCGCCCGCGGGCACGTACGCGATGTGGAAGACCGCCACCGTGTTGCAGCGCTCCGCGTCGGCGATCTCCTCACACGTCATGTCCTCGTGGTTCGGCGAGCGCTCGAAGAAGGTGATCGTGAGGTTGCGCAGGTCCTTGCTGCCCGCGCGGACGATGATGATCGGCACGTCGACGGCCCAGGCCGGGCAGGCGGACAGGTCGACGTCACAGCACCGGCGCTCCACGGCCAGCGGCAGGCAGAAGCACGTCTCCTGAGGCGCCTCCACTGTCGGTGGCGTCGGCGTCTTGCAGAGCGGGTCCGGGCACAGCGCCGTGGGGTCCGCGCACGCGGCGAGGCGACAGGTGCCGTCACAGGGCCCGTCGTCCTCGTTCACCGGCCACGCCAGGTCGCAGGCCTCCGTGGTCTCCTCCACCCCGAACGAGCCGGGCGGGCAGGTCTCGGTGAGCTCGAGGCACAGGGTGGGGTCTTCGGTGCCGCCGTCCAGGCACCAGGTCACGCACTCGGTGCTGTCATCGAGCGGCGGCGCGACCTCGATCAACGGCACCGGGTCCGTCCACAGCCACGGCGTGGCCGCGACGAGGGTGAACTCGACGGTGACGACATCGGCACCGCTCGCCGCGCACTCCCCCGCCGAACAGCCGTCGCCCGCGCGGGAGACGACACGCGGCCCGTCGACGAGCGCGACACGACGCAGCGTGCGCCGGTGCGCCTCGTTCAGACACTCCTCGCTGAGCTCCTCGTCCGGGCAGCACGAGAGGAGTTCCATGCAGTCGCCGTCACACTCGTTGCCCGCGCAGCCCTGGAGGGCTTCGGAGAGCCAGTGCAGGCCGTACTCGACGCCGCAGCAGGTCCGGCCCAGGAGGATGCCGGTCACGACCATGGTGCGCGGCAGAACACGTGCCGGGCCCAGGACGCCGCCGCCCGTGACCGCGTTCGTCACCGCCCGCCGCACCGGGTACTCGTCGAGGCCCTCGATGGACAGGACCAGCAGGCCCGCGAAGTCCTCGCTCACGGGCAGGTCGGGGTCGTACCAGGGCGCCTCGTCCTCGGCGGGCGTGGTGTACGGCAGGTCGCCCAGGGACTCCGCCGTGATCGTGGGGCAGGAGCAGGGCGTGAAGCTGCTCAGCGGCGAGCCAACCGACTCCGCGTCCAGGTAGGCCGCGAGCCGGGCCGCGTTCGCGATCTCGACGCCGCCCAGCGTGATGTAGTCCAAGAGCGCCAAGAGGCCACCTCCCGCAACAGCGTTGGCGGCCCGGCCCACAACCAGCGGCGCACCGGCCAGTCTAGGAGGCGCCGCCCGCTGCGGCCGTCGGCCAATCCCCTGCGACACCCACCGCCAGTCGGGCATCCTGGACGTATGCGTACACGCGGCAGCGAGGTACCCGAAGCCAGCCAGCCCCTGCTGTTCGACGTCCCCGAGCAGCGGACGCCGGTGCGGCGCCGCCAGCGGCAGACGGCCGTCACCTGCTCGGAGTGCGGTCGGCCGCTGAAGTCGGAGCGCGCCGTCCGGGCCGGGGTCGGCACCGAGTGCGCGGCGAAGACAGGCCGCGCCGTCATCGCCTCCAGAACGTCGACCGGCCGCCCGCCTCGTCCTGCGAAGTGAAGACGCCGCCCGGGCGGCCTCCTAAGATCCGCCGGTCAGATCCCTGACGCGAGGGTCAGGCGCGTCACGACCTGATGCGCGGTCGTCCGGGCGTCGCCAACCTCCGTGATGTAGAAGGTGTTGGTGACCTCCTGCGGCCTCGCCTTCTGGCGGTCGCTGCTCGCCGTCGGCCCCGGCACCTGCGTGCTCGTGGGCGTGCGTACCAGCGAGGCCTGAGGCGTGGCGGCCAGCCCGCTCACTGCAGGGCTGCGCACGAGTTCCCCCGCCACCGTGTCGGCCAGGCCCCGGGCGGCGCCGCGCAGCGCCTCCTCAAGCACGGCGACGCGGCGCAGCAGTCCTTGCTCCAGGCCCGCACCGGTCTGGTCACCGATGTCGGCGAACACTCTCGACGGCGACTTGATGCGCAGCGCCCCGCGAATCGCCCGCTGGATCCCGCGGGCGATGTCGAGCATGAGGTCCTCGATCTGCTCCCGCTGCCCCTTCAGACCCTCAAGGAACCCGCGCCCGGCCTCCTTGCCGGCATCGAAGAGAATGTCGGCACTGCGGCGGCCGAGACGGGTCGACGCCTCGGCGAGGTCGCCCTGGAGGCTGTTGATGCGCTGGAGGGTGCGCTTGTCGGCGGAGGCCAGGGCGCGCGCGAAGGCGTCGCCCTGCTCGGGGCCGAGGCCGATGATCTGCCGGAGCAAGTCCTTACGGACACCGCGGCGCGCGAGTGCGTTGACGCGGCGGGTGAAGCCCTCGATCTGGGAGACGGCGTTGCGCAGGCCGTCGATGATGTTGTCCGCGTTCACCTGGCCGTCGCGTGCGAAGTTCTGCAGCGCACCGGACTGGAGAGCCGCGGCCGTGGTGTCCGCCGCGAACTTCTGCGCGTCCGCGATCTTCTTGAGCAGTGCCTCACGTTGCGACGCCAGGCGCTGGAGCCGCCGGTTGCCGCTCTCCAGGAGGCTGACGAGCCGGTCGTCCACGGTCGTCTTGCGGCCCCGGAACGCGCGGGTGATGGCGTCGGCGAGCTTCTTGGTGGTCTGCTCGATCTCCGAGGCCGTCCCCGTCAGGCCCTTGATGAAGCCGAGGCCGGTGTCCCGGCCGATCTCCGCGAAGACCTTCGAGGGGCTGCTGATGCCCAGCACGCTCTTCGCCCCGCTGATGGCACCGCTCACGACATCCTTTGCGGCTGAGGCCAGGCTGCCAGCCACCGACTTGATGCCGCCGATCATGCCCTGGATGAGGTCACGCCCCGCGCCGACGAGCGCCGAGGCGGCCCCGGACAGGGCGGACGCCGCCCGGCCCGGCAGGCTCCGCAGGAGGTCGAGGACGGCACCGAGCAGATCCCGGACCGCGGACACGGCTGCGGACCGGGCCCGGTTGAACAGCTCCGACACCCGGCCGGGGAGCGCCCCCAGGACCGATGCGGCGCGGCCGGGCAGCTGGGAGAAGAACCGCACGACGTTGCTCACGGCGCTGCTCACCACGCTCAGCGCCGCGGACGCGAGGCTCCTGAAGACGCCGACCACGGTCGACACGAGGCCACTGATCGCGCTGAGGATGAGGAGCGGGAGGTTGGTGAACAGCGTGACGATCGCGTTCACCAGGTCTGGGACGATCGACCCGCCCACGAGCGTGTCAAACAGGAACTGAAACCCGTCGATGATCAGTTGCACGAAGCTCGTCACCGCAGTGACGATGAACGTCAGGACCTTGGCCAAGCCGGTCAGCGCGGACACGATGCCCTCGATGAGCGGCACGACGCCCTCGATAACGAGCCAGCCGGTGAGGGCCGCAGCGGCCTGGAGCAGCGGCGCCGCGATCTTCACGATCAGGACCGCCAGCGGGGCGAGCGACGCGAGGAGCTCCGCGAGCGGCGGCACCAAGGGGATCACAGCGTCCACGACCGCCTGGAAGGCAGTGACCAGCGGCGGCAGGACGGGGATCAGGGCGTCGACGAGCGCCGTGACAAAGGGGACGAGGGCGGCGACGACTTGAGCGATGGCCTGCGCGAGGATGAGCAGGAGCGGGCCCAGACCCACGATGGCCGTACCGAGTGCCTCGCCGAGCGCGGTCCCCAGTGGGATGACCGCCTTGAGGATCGACTGGAGCGCCGTGGTCAGCTGCGGCAGCACCGGCATGAGCGCGCCGACAAGAGTGGCGATGACCGGGTTCAGGACTTCCAGGACGGCCTGGAAGGCGGGTGCCAGGGCCGCCAGCACGGTGTTCGCCAGCGCGCCGACCAGCGGCAGCAGCGGCGCCAGCCCGGTCAGCAGTCTCCCGATCACCGCGCCGACCGCGGTCAGCACATCACCAGAGGCAAGTTCCTCGAAGGCGTCGGCCAGCACCGTACCGACCGTCGCCAGAGCCGGGGCGATCGACGCCAGAGCCGGGCCCAACGCATTGATCAGGTTGGTCAGGGCCGGGCCGAGCGCGGTGAAGATCGGCGCGAGGGCGGGGGCGATCGCACCGATCTGTGTGAGCAGCGCGGCCAGGATCGGGCCGAGCTGCGCGGCGATCGTGCCGACCGTCGCGAAGAGGTTCCCGAGCGTCTTCTGCCCGCGGTCGGAGTTGACGAACTTGTCGAACTTCTGGGTGATCTTCTCCAGGCGGGCGAGGAATCCAGCCCCTGCTTGCTCCCCGGCCTCGAAGACGCCGCTGATGATGGAGCGGACGTTGGAGATGATCGCGCCGAGCTGCCGGAAGACGCCCACCGCGGCGCCGACGGCGGCCACCGCCCGCCCGGACTTCGCTGCGTTCTCGAGGAAGCGGCCGAGCCGCTTACCCACGTCTTCGATCTTGCTGCCCAGCTGCTCACCGAAGGCCTCGCTGACGCTGCCAGCCACGCGCACGAAGCCCCCCACCACGGGCCGCAGGGCGGCGGCCAGGCCCTTCGTTGCCTCCTCGGTGCCGGTGAGGATGTTCTTGACCGCGGCGACGCCCCGCGCGGACTGCAGGAAGTTCCCGACGCGGGCCGCGGCCGTGCCGAAGTTGGCTGCGATCTTCGACAGGCCCTTTTCCAGCGGGCCGCCAAGGGCACTCGCAAGGTCTGTGATCTGCCCCTCGATCTTGCCGAAGAAGCTGTCCTGCACCGAGTTGCGCAGGTCCTCGAATGCCGGCTTCAGCCCCCGGAGCTCCCGCGCCGCTGCTCGGGCCTTGGGCGAGAGCCCTTCGAGGCTCTTCTCGAACGCCTTCGCGCTCCCCGTGAGCGCGGCGGAGAAGGCCTCGCTGACGCCCGACAGCGCGAGCTTCAGCGCGCCCATCGCGGCGACGGTCGTCAGGATCGCCGCGGGAAAGGCGGCGACGATCCCGGCCGCGGGGGTGACGGCGGCGATGAACGCGCCGACCCCGGCTGCGGCGTTCGCAGCTGCGATACCGACGGCCCCGAAGGCGAGCAGCCCGCCCAGCGCCTTCACGACGCCACCGGCGACGCTCTTGACCCGCGACAGCGAGCGGGTGAGCCGGTTGGCGTCGACGTTGGGGTTGACGTTGACCGTGACGTCGGGCGGGCGGTGCGCGCGGATCCGGGCGTCGAAGCCGTCCAGGTCCGGGACGACACGGACGGAGAGCTCGACCCCGGCGAGTGCGGCGCGGAGCCGCTCCACGAAGCCTTCCAGGTCCGGGACGACCGGGACGTCGATGCTGTCCAGGCTTCGAAGCCCGGCGAGGAGGGCGCTGTCGAAACGGTCCAGGTTGGGGACGACCCGGACCTCGATCTCGCCGAGGCCCCGCAGCCCAACCAGGAGGGCGCTCTCGAAACGGTCCAGGTTGGGGACGACCCGGACCTCGATCTCGCCGAGGCCCCGCAACCCGACCAGGAGGGCGCTCTCGAAACGGTCGAGATCCGGGACCACCGGCACCTCGACCGAGCGCAGGTCCGGCAGCCCCGCCCGGAGAGCGACCTCGAAACGGTCCAGGTCCGGGACCACCGGCACCTCGACCGAGCCCAAGCCCAGCAGCCCGAGTGCGAGAGCGCTCTCGAAACGGTCGAAGTCCGGGACTACCGGCACCTCGACGTCGCCGAAGCCCTGCAGCTCAGCGCGGAGAGCGCTCTCGAAACGGTCGAGGTCCGGCAGGACCGGCACCTCAACGGCGCCCAGGCCCCGCAGGCCGGTGACGAGGTCACTCTCGAAACGGTCCAGGTCCGGGACGACCGGGACCGCGACGGCCTCCAGCTCCCGCAGCTGGCTGGCCAGCCGGGTGCGGAAGTCCGCGGTGTCCGGGCTGACGCGGACGGAGAAGTCCCCGCGCAGGGCCCGGGTGATGTTCCGGCGTAGCTGCTGTCCGAGGTTGCGGGTCGCCCGCTCAAGCGACCGCTGGATGCGCCGCCCGATCGCGCGCGCCTCGCCGTCTACGGCGCTGTCGTCGAGGACGATCCGTACGCGGCCGGTCCCGTAGTCCTCTTCCTCGGCCATCGGGCAACCTCACGAAGCGTTCGGTTGCCCGGCCCAGAACCAGCGGCGATCTCAGGTTATCCGCTGGCCGCCCGACGGAGCTTGGCGTCCTCCGCCGCCGCCATGGAGATCAGCTGCTGCGCCTCATGAGGCGCCATGGCCCCGGCCGCGGTACGCCCTTGGCGGGCGCGCTCGCCCTTCGGCGGGGCGTACAGGCGCGCCCGGTTGCGCTCCCGCGCCTTGTCGTCCTCGGCGGACTGGTCCAGGGCGGCCTCGGCGGCCGACAGCATGGTGTTCAGCGACCACGTGCGCGGGTCGACGCCTTGGAGGGCGAGGTGGCCGGTCCACGTGTCCCAGGACTCGGCGATGCTGGCGAGGAGCCGCTGGACCGTGTAGTAGGGCGCTTCTTGTTCACCCCGCCCCCGTAGACCTCCATCAGGAACTCAACGAGTTCGATCATGATGCGGTCAGGGAGCGGCATCTTGTCGAAGACGGGGACCGACTCGGGCAGCATCAGCTCCTTGATGAAGCCTCGGAGCGCTGCCAGGACCTCCCGCATCTGACGCGGATCCGCTTTCGCCAGGTCCGTCCCGACCTGCTTCTGCGTCGAGACCAGCCGCTCGTACACGTCGAGGAACTCAGAGCCTGCGACCTCGGGCTGGAAGCGGAGTTCGATGTCACCGATGACCGCGACGTGAGGCTCGGTGTTCACGGAAAACGTTCTGGTGGCCATGGGCGAGTCGCCCCCTTCAGGGGTTGCGCAAACGCCCGGCCCACAACCAGCAGCGTGCGAGGGAACAGAGTAGCGGCGGCGGCTACCGACCTCCTGCCGGCATGAGAGCCCCGCGGCAGCCTCCGGGGCTCTGGGCTACCTGCCGGTCACCGGCCGAGCCGCAGGGCGATCCCGAGGAAGTTGTGCGCCCGGGTGCCGGGGTGGCGTACGAGCTTGGCGAAGACGATCTCCCCGCCGACGTCGAACCGCAGAGCCTTCCGCCTGCGCGGCCGGATGAGGTGCGGCCGCGTCCCGTCGAGGATGTACCGGCTCGCCGGATGGTTGGAGATCACGAACCCGACCAGGCCGCTAGGGCCCTCGCGGACGTCGGTGGTGATGCGGGAGGCGACGCTGCCGTGAGGGGCGGCCTCCTGGCGGGCGAGGGCGGCCACCCGTTCCGTGCGGGCCCGCAGCCTGCGCTCTGCAAGGCCGCCTCGCCGCCTCAACATCCTCTGAAGGCGTGACGGGTCGACCTGCACCTCGACGTGCATCCCAGCCCCTCTACATCTCGATGAGGGCGAGCAGCTGCGGGTCGTGCGGGTCGCGCACCTCTCCCAATTCGACCCTCCTGGCTTCGAAGTGGCCGTTATGGCTCCTGGCCACCATCACCTTCAGGTCGCCCCACTCGGTCTGGATCTCGGTGAGGGTGGACACGAGCTCGCTGATCCTCATGATTCCTCCGGGCATGCGCAGTTCGGGAGGGCGATGGTGACACGCTGCTCGACACCGACGCACTGGCCTTCCGGCCCCAGGACGGTCAGCTGGCCGAGGGTGTACCGGTAGCGGCGGGACGGCGGCCCGGTCTGCGGGAAGCAGCACACGAGGGCGTTGTGCACGCTGGTGGCGTCCACGTGCAGCACGCGCGCTGCGGCGGCCAGCTGCTCGCAGGTGGGCGGACATCCCTCCTCGTCGGAGGACGGGGCGCAGCGCAGCAGGGTGACGACCAGCTCGGCGGACATCGTCGGCGCCGGGCAGGAGCGGGCGCCGAGGATGGTCGGGGTGCGGGCGCCGCCGAGGTCGGGCGCCGTCAGGATGCGGGCGAGGGACACGGTGAGCTGTCCACCGGCCCCGTCCTGGGGATTGCCGCACGGGTCCTCACAGGAGTCCCAGGCCGGGGTGCCGGGAACGAGGCAGGCGCGGCAGGGACAGCCCGGCTGCCCCTCGACGAGCGCCGCGGTGTCGTTGAGGGTCTGGCAGACACAGCCGAGGAGGGTCTCGGCGAGGGCGTCGATGGCCAGGGGCGGGAGGGCCATCAGCGCACCAGCCGGGGCCGGGGGAAGTCGGGCGAGTAGACGCGCGAGGGCGACGCGAGCCGGTGCGGGTTGACGGTGACCAGCCACAGGTCGACGTCAGGGATGCCGGTCCGGCCCTCGCTGTAGACCAGGGTGGGGTCGGCGAACTCGTACTCCGTGCCCTGCCGGTTGAGGCGGGTCAGGTTCCGGTTGGCCTTGCAGCCGCAGGCGCCTGTGCCGCAGCCCTTGATGAGGTGGCAGGTGAGCGCGCTGACGGCGGCGACCGCGGCCTCGTCGAGGGGCAGGCCGGTGCGGTAGGTGACCGTGAGGGTGTCCTCCTCGCCCTCGGCCGCGGCCATGTCCTGGCAGTCCGGCCAGCATTCACCGTCAGTGCGCAGCAGCGTCCCCGAGCCGTCGACGCGGTACGCGGTGTCGGGCAGCGTCTCGGGCCCCTCCTGCACCGACACGATGTCGTACACCGGCCCGTCGAGCCGGATCTCGCACAGCTCCTCACAGGAGCAGTCGCCCCGGCACCCGCACACCGACGCGTTCCGCCACACGCCGTCGCTCAGGTACGGGATCCACGGGCCGACCGCGCCCCAGTACGGGGTGAGCCACGGCAGGGCCTCCAGGCACTGTCTGCGGCACGGCCGGACGGTCACGGGGCACGACGGGCCGAGCCGCCTGCCGGACAGCCGGAACAGGAGGATCGAGGCCACCTTCTGCCAGCGCTCGATGGTCTCCGGGCTCGTGTCGTCGGACAGGTCGCAGCAGGTGAGGTCGATGGGCCACGGGTCGCACACATCGGTCTGTAGGGGCATCAGCGTCCGCCTCGTTCGTACCGGCAGGCCAGGGGGAAGGCGGCCCGGATGAGGTTGCCGACGCGGCCGTTGGCGAAGCTGTCGGGCATGGTCGACAGGAACGCGCTCTCCTCGCCGAAGCCGCGCGGGCCCCGGTGGAGGATCTTGACGTCCTCGATCTGCTCGCCGCCGATCCCGGCGAGGACGCCGTAGGCCGTGCGCTTGTGGAGCACGTCCAGGTGGTGGCCGATGTCGAGGGCCTTGAGCATCCCCGTCTTCGTCACCGGCAGCGGCACGTGGAGCTCGTAGCTGACCGGGTCGTCGTGCCCGTGTTCGCGCAGCAGGTCGCGCGTCTCGCGCATCCCCCGCAGGTACGGGCCGGAGCCGCGGGCCACGTAGTGCTGCTCCACCTCCCGGACCGGGCCGCGGTGCAGGGCGGGCATGCCGGCGGGCAGCGGCTGCATGACGAAGAAGTCGTCGTTGCACAGCAGGAAGTTCTCCGCGACGTCCGGGTGCTCGCAGGCCGCCCGAACGGCCGCCGTGGTGTTCGCGTACTTCGTGCCTCGCTGCTCCAGCGGGATGTGGCGGACGTCGGCCACCCAGTGGGGGAGGTGGCCGACGATCCACACCTGCCGGTGAGGCAGGTTCGAGGACCAGGAGCGCAGCGCAAACCGAAGCTGCTGGTTCACAGCGCCCGGCCGCACCGGCACGACGATGTCGGGCAGCTCCTGGTGGCCCATCAGGACGCCAGGCAGACGCCGCCCGTGACGTCCACGTAGTCGCAGCCCGGTGTCGGTGGGGCGATCTGCGTCTGGATGACCCGCCGGTGGCAGGTGTTTCCCAGCGGCGTCAGGAGCGGCCCCGGCGTCAGCGCGGCGTCCTGCTCCAGGACGTCGTAGGGGCCGATGCCCCAGCCGCCGCCGCTGCGTGTGGCGCCCTGGAGGACGAGCGTCACGGCCTCGGAGCCTGCCTCCAGGTCACCCAGAACGCCGTTGGTGATCCACGGCAGCAGCATGTAGATCCACTTGCCCTCGTTCAGGCCGCTGGCGTCACAGATGTCGTCGCCCAGGATCGGCGCCCACAGCTCCAGCGCGAAGCCGATGTTGCACTGTACGGAGCAGTCGTCGTGTCCGATCGGCTGTCCGTCGAAGCCGAAGACGACCGGGTTGCCCGTGGTGATCTCCACGAACTCCGGGCTGACGGAGAAGAAGTTGACCTCGACCTCGTAGCCGCGGAAGGACGGGCAGCCCCTCTTGAAGCCGCAGACCTTGCCGTTGGCTGCCTTGTACTCGATGTCCTCGCCCTCCTCCACGTCGGGCGACATGGAGACGCTGGCAAGGCATTCGAGGACGAACGCGTTGTCGGCACCGCAGACGGGGCGACCGCAGGAGTCAACGCGGGTGACGCGGATGTTCTCGACGTTGGAGATGAGCGGGCAGCTCATGCCGGGTACCTCCCTTTGATCAGGAGGCCCGGCCCACAACCAGCGGCTGCCGACCAGCATAGCCGCGCAGCCCGGGGTAGCTGGGTGTGCTGGGGAAGGCGCCGCGCAGCCGGGGCGGCAGGTCAGCGGGCGTCACCACGCCCCGCCCCCAGTCGATGCCCGTGGCCGCCTCACCGTCTCCGATCCGCCACGCCGCGCGCCGCCCCTCGCCGTTGCCGTGGTCCAAGAGCGAGGGGTTCTCGGGACCGGTACGGTGCTCGACCAGCGAGGGCATCGTGTAGTAGCAGGCCATGCGGATGCTGTTGAAGTACCAGGCGATGCGGTGGTCGTAGTTGGTGATCTGCGGGTGAGTGTCGCCGAAAGCCACCACGGCCGGGACAGTGCTGGTCGGCAGGATCACGGCCTGCCCCCACCACGGGCCCTCGAAGGCGGCGAACGCCGCCTTGCGCTGGGCGGCCTCGACCACGTGCCCCATGGAGAACCTGGGGGCGGTGCGGGTGCGGCCCATGTAGAGCGCCACGGGGTGCCCGGCAGGCACGTGGGCCAGGAGCTCCGTGCACCCGGCGAGCAGGTCGCGGCAGGGCTGTACGTCGTCCTGGATGACGAGGTGGTGGGTGGCCTCGGGGTCGTGCGCGAGGAGCGCGCGGCGGCCCGTGTCCCAGCGGTCGTTGTGCCGGTCCCACACCACCCGGGCGGGGCCGTCGAGGTCGTCCTCCAGCTGGTGCACGAAGTGCTGCCGCGAGGGGTGCGCCATGATCGCGGCACTGAGGCGCACCTGGCCATGCTCGGTGGGGGCGTAGCCGTAGGTAGGGGTGATCGCGTACCGGCCGAACCGGGCGTAGCGGAGCGGGGCGAGGAGCGCATCGACGTCAGGGAGCCGGTCGGCTGCGGTCTCGACGTACAGGACGGGCCGGTCGCGGCGGATCGTATTGAGGGCGCCGCGGAGGACGTCGAGCTCTCCGCCTTCCACGTCGATCTTGATCAGGCCTACGTCCGTCAGGCCGAGGCTGTCGATGGTGAGGACCCGTACGTCCCCGGACGGGTCGGCGGCTGCGCGGGCCATCCCCGTGTTGCCGGCAGGGCCTGCCTGCATGACGGCTCTGCCGTTCTCGGCTCCGGCAGCGGCGCAGATCACGTCGACCTGCTCGCCGAGCCGCGACAGGAAGACGTTGCGGAGCAGCTGCGCGCGCGCCTGCGGGCTGGGTTCGAGGGCGACCACGTGCAGCCCGCAGACAGCGGCGAGCCACGAGGTGTGGTTGCCGATGTGGGCGCCGACGTCGACCGCGGTCCGGCCGCGGCGTACGCGGTGGCGCAGGTCCTCCAGGAGGTCGCGCTCGTACCAGTCGCGGCCGCGGGCGATGCGGGCGCCGATGTGGTCGCCCGGGTCGACGTCGAGCTGCACGGTGGCTCCGTGCGCGGCCAGCGGGACACGGATCATGGCGCCTCTCCACGGTGCTTGCGGCGGTTGTGCCAGTGATGGACGGCGTAGCAGTGCGCGGGCCACGGCGGCCGCGCCTTCAGGCTGTCGAGCTCGCTCCACAGGTATGGGTAGAAGAGGCGGGACGGGAGCACGGCCAGCTCCCCGGGGTGCTCGCGGTACGCGGTGGTGAGGTAGGCGGGGCCGGTGGAGATGGCGGGCCGTGCGCCCTTGTGCCGGGCCGCGGACGCCTCCAGGTCGGTGATCAACCGGCCGATGAACCGATGGCTCCGGGCGGCGCCCATCAGGCCGTTGGCGATGCGCCTGCCGTCGGTCTCCCACGCCGCGAACGCGTCGATGCCGTCCAGGAGCGGTGTGATGGGCTGCAGGCACTCGAAGTCCGCGTCGACGTAGACGCCGCCGTACTGCCACAGCAGCTCGTAGCGCAGGACGTCAGCGCGGAACTGGCCGACCATGGACGCGGGCGCGTAGTCGGCGGCCTGGTCGTAGAGGTGCTGGTTGTACATGGGCGGAAGGTTGTCGTCGGTCCACACCCGCATCTCCCAGTCGGGATGCGCGCTGGCCCAGGTGTCCCGGTAGGCCTCGAACCGGGCCGGGACCGGTGAGCCGATCCAGATCCAGTGGATGAGGCGCGGGATGGCCGCCGTCACGGGCCGCTCACACCCCCTGGCCGGGCTCGATCGCGAGCAGGTGGACGGTCGCCCCCGCGAGGGGCTGTGGGACCTGGAGCACGCTGACGCCGAGGAGCACGACGCCCGGGGACTGGCGGACGTTCACCGTGCACGACGACGCCGACAGCGCCGTGACCCGGGCCTCCGTGGCGTTGGTGTTCGTCGTGGCCAGGCCGACGCTTACGACCGGAACCGCCGCGAACGCCGGGCTGAAGGTGAACGCGGCGTTCCCGGACGCGTCGGAGACGGCCGTGGCGGCGAACACCCGGCGGGCTGCGGTCGGCGCGACGATCCATGTCGACCCGTCCGACTGCACGCGGCGCGAGCGGCCGCGCAGGATGCTGAGGGAGGCGGCGAGGACACCGTCGATGGTGAAGGGGCTCGCTGGCCCGGAGGCCGTCCATACGGCCGTGGCGCTGCCTGTGTTCGTCAGGTCGTGCGTGCGGAACGGGACCGTTGCCGGGTCCGGGAGGGACTCGGCAACGGAGGCCGTCTCGATGGCGAGCGAGTCTGTGCTGTGGAGCGGCATCGTGTTTCCCCGAAACGAGATCAGTGACAGATGTTGATCAGACGCCTAGGACGTCGTCGAACGCCTTGTTGAGCAGCCGGTTTACGTTGGCGGCGTTGAGGGTTCGGGTGAACGCGCCCTCGATGATCGTGTTCTGATGGCCGAACGCGCCGAGGTTGACGACCGCCCCGCCGGAGAAGCGGCAGTCCGTCACCAGGGCGACGCCCGCCGGGCCGGTCACGTCGGTACCTGCGGTGATCTCCGTCGCCTGCATGACCACGGCCCCCGGCCCTCCGGACCCGACCGGGTCGGTCAGTGCCAGCGAGGACAGTCCGGTGACCCGTACGGAGTTCATCAGCGTCTGCGACCCGCCCGGGTCCGCCGCCCCGTTGAAGGTGACACAGTTCCCCTGCCCCTCGACGTAGCTGTTCAGGACGCTGTCCGCCCCTGTGCCCCCGGTGCGGTTCTGCTGCACGGTGCCGCTCTGGAGCGTGGACGACTGGACCGTGAGTCCACGGGTCGCGGAGGCCGAGTTGGCGGCGGACCCTCCGATCAGGTAACTGTCCTGCACGGTGACTGCCCCGGGCCCGTTCTGCGTGAGCACGGTGCCGATAGACTGGAGGACGGAGTTCGAGACGGAGAGCGCGCCCGAGGTCGCCCCGGCCGCCTGGGTGACCACCCCGTTCAACGTGGTGCCCGCGGCAATACTGAGGTTCGCCGTGGCCGCCGGATCGCGGACGACCCTGCCCCCGGGGAACTCCGAATCGTTGAGGGCGACGACTCCCCCAGTCCCGTGCAGGGTGAACTGCTGCGCCGTGCGGTTCGCGGTCACGCGGCAGTTGTCGATGGTCCGGGTGCCTGCCCCGTCGAACTCCGCATCGGTCGGCTGGGTGCTATGGCCCTCGAATGTGGAACCGCTGATGGAGACGTTGGAGGTGTTCGTAGCCGCGATGTCCAGGACGTACCCGTCGCGGAACGTCGAGGTACTGATGAACCGGGTACCCGCCCCGCCCGCGTTGTCCCGGATCACGGCGCCGCCGACGATCGTGTTGTTGGTCATGGACCGGGCTGCCCCGGCCGAGGACCCGAGGGTGACGGTGTTGACCGTGGACCCGCCGTCGATCGTGTTGCCGGAGATCGTCCAGTTGCCGGAGTTGTCCAGCGTGGTCCGGCGCAGAGTGTTGTTCAGCGCCGGGGCGGTGGCCACGTCCCACCCGGGTAGCGTGACGTTCTCGGCTCGGTTGTCCCGGAAGGTGGTCGAGCCCCGGTGCCAGGGCCACTGGGTGTGAACGGTCGGCGCGTCCGCGTCGGTGTCCACGGCCGTGTTGCCGAAGGCGTCCGTCAGGCGGGTGATGGACCCGGCCGTACCGAGGTCGATGTCGAAAGTCCCCACCCACGCGGAGTCATCGAAGGCGGTGTGCACCCGCGCCGCCGTGCCGAACTCGGACGGGCCGGTCGGGTTCAGCTCGATCTCAGTCGCCGACGTGTTCCCGGCCGTGCCGATCGTCGGGCCGTCGGTGATGACGATGACGCAATCCTCGTCGAGCGTCCCGGCCGCCCGGAGTGCCAGTGCCTGCGCCCGGGTCATCCTCGTCGGGTACGGGCACGGAGGAGCAGCGGGCGGGGTGTATGCCCCCGAAGTGGACATTGTCGCGTCCTCCTAGACGGTCTGGAAGTCGAGCCGGAAGCGGATGGGCGCGGCGTTGGAGACGTTGCCGAAGTGGACGCCCAGGTTGGCCCCGCCGGTCATGCGGATCGTCCCTGCTGCGCTCCCGGCGGCCGGGCCGGACAGGTACGTCAGGACGGCACGGTGGCCGCCTCCGAACGCGTTGGAGACACGGACGTCCCCGACTGCCATGTCCGTGTTGTTCGTCGGCCAGGTGATGGTGCCGAACGTCGGGGAGGAGAACTGCATGAAGACGCCGCCGGACTGGGCGCCGACCGGCTCGTCGTACTCCATGACGACGCTGGAGGTCGGGGCCCAGTCCATCGTGGGGGCGCCCGTGGTCGGGTCGTAGCAGGTCCCGTTGAACGTCCAGCCGGTGAAGGCGGACGGTGCCGGGACGACGTTGCACAGGTTCTCGCCGAGGCCGCCCGGATCGTCGCCGAAGGCCGCGCCCACCAGGTGCAGATCAGGGAGGATGAACGGCTGAGGGCCGTCGCAGCTCACGACCTCACTGTTGGGGACGAGGTTGCCCGCCTCGTCGTACCACTCCAGCGTTCCGTTCCTGCGCCGGCAGGGGAACACCGGCCCGTTGGTGAATGCCTCGACCTGGCGCAGCAGCGGTGACCCTGTGCCCATCACCCCGACGTTCTGCTTGTGGAAGCCGTCGAACCGGACCCGGGCCACGCCGGACACCGGGGGGAAGTTCAGCTCGCGGACGACGGCATTGTTAGTGATCGGCGCGGTGAGGTCCCACGGCGTGGTGTAGAGCGGCGCAAGTCCGGCGTCGAGGAGCGTGACGGTGATCAGGCCGAAGCCGTCCTGATCGGTCAGGACGCCGCCGCCGCCGTTGTGCCAGCGGAGTCGGACGAGGTTGTCGACGGGGGCCGCGAACAGGTAGTCGAAGCCGGTCGTGGGGTTGGCGACGAGCTGTGCTTCGGTGACCGGCGGGGAGAACCCGGACAGATCGGCGCCCGCTGTCCCGTCGATGGTGGACGCGAGGTTGGTGATGGGCAGGCCAGCCGGGTTCGCCGAGATCTGGACGGCGGAGAACGGCACCTCCCCGGGCGCGCAGCGCGTGGGCCCGGCGATCGGACAGCAGTTGCACGGTACGGGCATGGCTCTCCTTCCGCACAGGCGGGGCGCCCGCATGCGCCCCGCCTGTGCACCGTGCTAGCGCTGGGTCCAGTTGGCGACGACCGTTGAGCCGACCTGTGGCGTGACGCTCTGGGGGCCGGTCAGCTGGTTGTCGTCTTCCGCGTTCCAGGTGAGCGTGAGCCCGGCTGGGAGGCCCGTCACGACCGTGCCGTCGGCGTCGACCAGATCCCACAGGCCGAGCGTGCCGGTGACGGTGAGGCTAGTCAGCGTCCCCGTCACGTCCCCGCCCGGCGTCCACGGCGTGCCGTTGGTCAGGACGCGGGCCTGAGCGGTCAGCGTCCGCACGGTGTCGTCGTCCGAGCACGGCACGATGTTCGCCGCGAGGACCGTGGCGCCGGACACGGAGTCGATCAGGGTGATGGTGCCGTTGACGGCCCGGATCGCCGTGTACCGGCCGCTGCCGGTGTTGGTGCAGCCCTCCCCGACGACGTTGGGGCAGCAGTCGGAGCACACCCCGACCGTCCCGACGGGGGCGAACGCGGCGCCCGCGAGAGTCGTGTTCGTGGTGGAGATCAGCGCCCCGGTAGCCGAGTTGAACCGGAACAGCCTGATGAAGGCGGTGCCGTTGCTGTCGCAGAGCACCTCCTCCACAAAGTCGGTGTCCGACTGGACGGTCTGAGCGCAGACCCCTACCGCCCCCGTGGGCACGAACGGGGCGCCCGCGAGGGTGGTGTCCGTGAACCCGGCGACCGCGCCCGCCGTGGTGTACGTGTAGGTGCGGATGAACCGGTTCGGGACGGCAGCCGAGTCACACAGGATGACCGACTCGCTGTCACGCCCCTCGCACGGCACGAAGGTGAGGCCGGGCTCGGCGGGGTTGACCGGCGTCTGATGCTGGTCGAACAAGATCCAGCCGGGCGCAGGCAGGGAGTCATCGTGCCGGATGGTGCCGGTGTGGACCTGGTCGCCAGTGCTGTTCTGCGTCCAGCAGACGACCTCCCGGTCCCGGTCGAGCGGGGCGCAGGTGCCGACGGTGCCGACTGGCGTGTACGAAACTCCGGCGAGCGTGAAATCACGGAAGGAGTTGACCTGCGCCTGGTTGGTCGCGTCGAGGCTCTGGACGTACTTCCGTAGGAACGGCCCGTTGTCGTCACAGAGGATCTCATCGGCCAGGTAGCGGCTCGTGGTGCACGCGCCGGGGGTCCAGGTGTCGGGGGCGATCGGAGCGCCGTCAGTGCCCACGAACAGCGTTTGGAGGGTGCCGCCGGACGGGTCGGTGACCATGACCCGGATCGCGTTCTGCGGGATCCCGCCGACCGTCGCACAGACGATGTCCGAGGTCAGCATGTTGGACAGCGTGGAGCTGGCCCCGCCGTCGCCACCGCTGTCCGGGAGACAGCAAGACGGCGACGGGACCTGCGCCCAGAACTCGGCGTTCGTCAGCGACTCGCCCGTGTCCGTCTTCTGCCAGCCGACGACCGTCCCGCCCGCACACTGCGGCTGCCAGTACGAGCACGTGGTGTTCGTGGTCGTCTCGTCGACCGTGACCACGCAGGTGTCGTCATCCGTGGTCGCGGTCGCGCGCAGATCCGGCCTGTCGATGAAAGCCCTCATGTCAGTGAACAGGCCGCCGCGGGCGCCACCCGCAGGGTTGTTCGTGGACAGGGCCAGCGTGTAGGTGCTGCCGCCGTTCAGCGGGATCGTCTGGGAGAACTGGGTCCACGGGTTCGGGCCGCCCGAGGACGTGACCGACGGCGGGTTGCTGATGTCATCGATCAGGTCGCCGTTCTGGGCGTCGTTCGTGTCGCCGTTGTCCAGCGTGATCCGGTGCTGCTCGCCGTTGTCGCGGGCGCCGTGGACAACGCGGATGATGAAGTTGCCCGACGCGGGCGCAACGAAGGTCTGCCAGATGGTGGAGCGGCCACCGGGCGGCGGGCCGTCCGAAGTGATCTCCTGCACCGGAGTTCCACGCGGGGTCGGCGTAGTGTTCTGGGCGTTCGAGACGTCCTGACCCCAGATCTCGAAGGTACGCCCGACGTCATTGGTCTCCCAGCCGCGGTTCGCGACGCTCGTACAGAGGACGTCACCGGCGGGCGGGTTCCCGGGGAACGGCCCGGGGTCGTCCTGCCGCGACAGGAGATGGAAGCCATAGTTGCCCTGGGACACGGGCGGATTGAGCGGGGGGAACTCGTTGTAGGCGGGGTTCTGGATGAGGTCCTGGCCGCCGTTGTAGACGAGTTCGATCAGGTCCGGGGGATCCTCGTCCAGCCGGATGCACTCGATATGCACGGTCATCGGCTGAGCCGCACCGCACACCTGGGGTACGCCCGCGTTCGGGTTCGTGATGGTGACCGTGGCCGCCGCAGGAACCCGCCCCTCCATGAAGGTGGTCAGGTTCTGCCGGAAAGTCTCACCGTCCGGGTCGTCGACCTCCCAGGTGATCCCGGCCGCGTGGCTGACGGCGTCGACCTGGAGGGACTGCACCGCGAAGCCAGGGTTGATCGGCAGGGTGATGTCGTACTGGCGGCCCGGGTGGTCGACCGGGCCCGTGGTGGTCGACGTCTGGCAGAACTGCATGGGCGGCAGGCACGCCGCGTCCGGGCACGGCTGGAGGGTGCCCTGCGCCACATACGGGGCACCGGTCGTTGGGTCCACGAACGTGGGCGCACCGGTCGGGTTGCCCTCGCTGTCGTACTCGTACACCGCCAGGGCGGTGCCGAGGAGGTTGCCCTCCGCGTCGAGGTCGCACAGCACGAACTGCTCGACGTCGACCGCGTCCGCCCCGGCGCCCGCGTCGCAGGGCTGCGGGTCGAAGGGCGACGGGCCGGGCAGCGCGGCGGTGGTGAACGAGCACTCCGTGGACGACTCGACGACCGTGTCCCCGGCGTCACGGACCTCGGTGCGGAAGTAGTACGTCGTCGCCGGGGCCAACCCCGTGTACGTGTGGATCACTGGCTGGTTCGTGGCGCCCGTGCCCGCTGCGGCCGGGGAGAGGGTGGTGTACGGGCCGCCGGGGGCCGTGCCGAGCGCGAGGAGGATCGTGTGGTCCGCGGGCACGCCGTCGGCAGTGCTGGCAACGCGGCCGCTGGTGGTCGTGAACGGGCCGACCGCGCTGCACTCGGGGGTGAAGGCGGTGGCGGCCTCGGTGGTGAACGTGCACTCCTGCGAGACGAGGTACTCACCGCCGCTCTCCGCCTGCTCGGTGAGACGCCCCCGCCAGTAGTAGGTCGTGCCCGCGGCCAGCCCGGTGAACGTGTGCCCTGGGCTCAGGCCGTCCACAGGCTCGGACGGCGAGGCGGTGTAGGGGCCGCCCGGGGTGGTCGCGAGCTCCCAGACGATGGTGTCCTCGTTGCAGGGCGCGGAGATGTTCACCTGGCCTGCCGTGGCGCCGAGGAAGACGTCAGCGCTGGTCTCTCCGGTGGCCCCGCCGCCGCAGACGAAGGCCGGGTAGGCCTCGGTGTGCGCGGGGCTGTCCAGGACCCATTGGTCGACCTGGACGTCGGTGGGGTCGAGGATGGTGACGCGCACGAAGTAGTCGGTGTCCGCGGTCGTGCCGGTGCCCGGGGTCGGGTCGCCGATGCGGACGACCGTGCTCGTGACGCCGCCCACGGTGGTCTCGTTGTCCGGCTGCGGGGTACAGCCCACGCCGAGGTCGGTGAGCGGAGCTGCCGTCCAGGGGCCTACCGCTGTCGGGCCGGTCTCCCAGACGAGCGTGTAGCTTCCCGCCTGTCCGGGGAGCCAGGGCGGGCTGTTGATGTCGTGGGTGAGCGTGGTCCGGAAAGACTGCCGGTCGTGGACCAGGTAACTGAAGCCGCTCAGGTAGCCGTTCGGGGATGGCACGGTCAGTCTCCTTCGGCATGCTTCAGTCGTCTGTGCATGGCCAGGCCGCGGGTGGTGGTGAACGCGCGCCCGCAGTCTCCGCACCAGGGCGCGCCGGGGTCAGGGCTTGGGTCGCTTGAGTCGCTGGCCGGGGGCGTCTCGTCCACGGGAGCGTCCTCCAGCGGGGCGAAGTCCGGCGGGGGCAGCGGGACCGCATCGGGCCCGTACGCCTCGTCCGGGACGGCGGGGAGCGGCTGCCCGCGCTTCCCGGTCAGTGCCGGCAGTTCGGGCGGCTGCCAGGCAGGGGCGGCCGGGGGCGTGACGCCCTGCTCCTGGTCCTCGGCGGGCGACACGTACCGCTGGCCGTCGACGAGGGCGCCGATGAGGAGTTCCTCGTCCGCCTGCGCGAACAGCGCGGCGGGGACGGCGAAGGTGTTCGGGGAGACGGTGCGGATCTTCGGCGTCTGGGCCGTGGCCCACGCGGCGAACTCGCGGCGGCGGCGCGCCGCGGGCTGGACCCGGATGGTGTCCTTCACGTGCTGCCTCCCTCTCATTCCGGGCAGATCCGGACGCGGATGGCGGCGGCCCGGCAGCACGCGATCTCGACGACGAAGGTGCGCTCGGCCAGGGCCAGGCGGTCGTTAGTGCGCGTGAGCACGCTCTGCGCGTCGCTGTCCGGCACCTGTGCGACGGCCTCGCGGCGTACGCGGACGGGGCTCGTCGCGTACAGCCAGGTCTCGCCCGGCTCGGCCACGGTGCAGTCGGGTGGGCCGACGTTGACGGCGTATCCGGCGCCCAGGACAACGCAGTTGCCCGCGAGGGTCTCGGGGGTGCCGTCGACCAGGTGCACGATGTTGCAGCAGCCCAGCAGGGCGCCAGCGCCCACGGGGATGTGGAGCACGCCGCGGCCGCCGTACTCGGTGCCAAGCCAGTTCTCCAGCGCGCCCACACCCTGTGAGATGGACACGGCGCCCGCGGCCGGGGTGAGGTCGTCGCCGATGGAGCACAGGACTTCGCTCATCAGCCACTCTTCGAGGGCGCGCTGCTCGCCCATGCGCAGCGTCTCGCGCGCGTGCTCCACGGCCTCGTCGTACGACCAGCCGATGGTGGAACACTCGGCGCCCGCGTAGACGGTGATGGGCGGCGCCGTGCAGAACCCGGGCCGGTCGAACGTCTTCTCCGCGGGCAGGCCGGGCGATTCGTCGCCGCCGGGGCACCACGTGGTGGTGTGGGCGTCCGCGCAGGACAGGGGCCGCCACTCGGTGCCGAGGAGTTCGTGGGGGTCGGTGACGTCGATGATCTGCGTGCAGCCGCCGAGGAGGCCGTGGGGCAGCGGGTCGCCGGGGACGGCCTCGACGTAGCGGCGGAGTCCGACGCTTGGCATGACCTCACCTCTCGGATTGGGGTGCGGCGGGCCCGGTCAGGTACTCGGGCCCGCCGCGTGCGGGGGTTGAGGCGGGGTCAGGAGGCGGCGCAGGTGAGGAGGGTCTGCGCGCCGGTCTCGCCGCTCGGGCAGACGGGGACGGTGACGAGGCGGGTGTCCACGGACCGGTCGATGATCGTGACGCATTCCTCCGAGAACGCCGCGGTGTAGTCGTTGGTCCGGAACAGCTCCGGGCTGTGGACGACGCCCAGGCTGACCTCGGCGCCGCGGCCGATCTGGATCTGGCCTGCCGGGTAGATGAGGAACTCGATCTCGGTGGGCCAGGCGGTGACGGGGGTCTGGCCGCCGATGTCGCCGGGCACCGCAGGGCCGATGCCGCGCGCCCACTGGATGCGGACGCCGAGCGGGGTGAAGAGGGCCTGTACGTCGGCGACGGTGACCTCGTCGACCCTGACGCCGTTACGGCGCGCCAGGTCCGCCAGGAAGAGATTGCGCGACCACCAGGGGAAGACCACCTCGAGGGCGATGTTGTCGCACAGGCTGTGGCGCTCGATCATGTCGGCGGCCTGGAGGGCGACGGCGTCGAAGACGGCGGAGAGCGCGCCGAAGGTCGTCGGCATGACCACGGGGGTGGCGGAGGCGGCGACCTGCGCGAGGAGGTGCTGCCTCACGCGGATCTCGTGGGCCACCATCGTCAGGTTCAGGTAGAAGCTGACGAGCTCCGGGAAGTGCCGCTGGGTGAGGATGCCGGCCTCGACACAGATGCCGACGGCGTCACAGCGGGACTCGATCGGCTCCTCACACGGGATCTTGTAGCAGGGCTTCTCGTTCCCGGCGATGTCGTCGGCCTCGGTGTGCACCCACGTCATCGCGGCGACGTCGAGGGACGGCGTCTTGAAGTACCTGAGGCCACCACGGGCGAGCTGGATCTCGGGGGCGTCCCAGAGCATGTCGGGGCAGGACACCTCCAGGAAGGTGTACAGCGTCTCGGAGGGGGCGCACCAGCCGCCCGAGGCGACGAGGTCGCCCTTGGGCAGGCGGGCCTGCTGCGCGGCGTGGAGGGCGACGGTGGAGCCCTCCGGCGCCGAGCCGGGGTCGTTGACGACCAGTTCCTCGGGGAACGGATGGTGGTACGACGCCACCAGGCCCGACTTGTGCCCGGACTTCACGATCGAGGAGGCCCGGCGGATGGTGCCCGGGACCAGGTCCTGGAGCGTCATGTCGTCCCCGGCGCGGTAGCCCGGGACGTCGACAGCTGCGGTGATCCGCGGGATGGCAACGGTGCGCTCGGGCGGGAGGACACGCGGCTGCCGCTGACGGACCATGGACAGGTCATAGGTGCGCGAGGGCGCGGCCGCCGCCGTGGCGCTCTCCGGCCTGGCATCGCCTTCACCGGCGGCGGTACTGGCGTCGTCCGGGGCGGCTGCGGTGACCTCGGCGGCCTCCTCCTCGCCGCCGCTGGCGCCGTCGTCTTCCGGGGCGTTCGCCTCCTCCCCGTTGACCTGTGCGGCCAGGGAGTCGATTTCAGCGGCCGCTTCGCGAGCGGCGCTGACGCGGGTCTCCTGCTCCACCTGGATGCGCTGGACACCGGCGGCGAGGGAGCGCATGCGCTCCAGGTCGCCGTCCGTGATGGAGGTCTGGGCGCGCAGGGTGCCGAACTCGGCGCGGGCGGTGGTGAGGAGTTCGTCGAGCTGCTCGTTGCGGAGGCCGCTGAAGTCCTCGGGGACGGTGAACTCGGTGTGCTCGGTGCTCTCGTTCGGCTCGGTCATGAGCGGGTCTCCAGGCGGTGTACGTGGAGGCCCGGCCCAGAACCAGCGGCGTCGAGATGATGTTAGCCCGCCGCGTTGACCTGCGGCGGGACGGAGCATCGGACAGGGTACCGGCCGTCAGGTCTTGGCGGCCGGTGTGGTGTTGCGGTGGACGATGTCGCCGCTCTTGGTGGACTTCACGACACTGCCCGGGTAGCGCCTGCTGACGCTGACCGCGGTCTGCTGGGCGGTGGAGGTGTAGACGGCGCGCCCGCTTCCCTGCGCGGTGACCACCTGGAACTGCTCGCGCTTGTTCTTGTTGCAGCCGCATCCCATCACTGGCCTCCCTCTGCCGGGCCGCCGACGAGCGCGGCGGCGACGTGCTGTGTGTCGGGGTCGATCTGTGCGGCGAGGCGCTCGATCTCCGCGTCCATCTCCGCGCGCGCCGCCTCCCGTTCCTCCAGGGCGGCGCTCAGGTAGTCCAGGAACTCGCCGTCGGTGAGCATCGCGGCGACCACCGCATCGGCTACCTCACGCGCGTCCGGAAACTGTCCGTACTCCGCGTCCGGACTGTGTCCGCCCTGCTCATCGGCCATGCCGGGGGTGGCCGTGGATGTCGTCCGGACAGCATCCGGACTCAGTACGGACGCGTCTGCGGACACGGTCCGGACGTCGTCCTGCTCGGCGGCCGCAGAAGCTGCGAGGGCGAGGTTCGCGCGGTCGACGGCGGCGGCCACGAGGGCCGACGAGTGACCGGGCACCGGCACGGTCAGGACGGCGCGCAGCTCCCAGCCCTTGCCGCGTTCCGCCTGCATCAGGTGGTAGGACGGCTGACAGGCCAGGAACACACGCATGTCCCACTCGCTCAGCCACGGGGCGGCTGCACCGGTGAACCACAGGCCGCCCTCGGACAGGCCGCACGTCACGACCCCGGCCACGGTGCGCGTGTCGTCGAACTGGCAGGCGGCGTCCTCGCACTCGGCGCCGTCCCGCCGGTGGGGCACGTTCATCGTGAAGGCGCCCGCGCGAACCGCGGTGCCGTCGTCGAGGACGAACTTCTGCCGCAGGAAGTGAGTGGTGTCCAGCCCTTCCCTCACCAGCTTCTCGATCGTCAGGTTCTTCCCCGGGTAGCCCGCGTGAGGAACACCGGCCTGGGCGACCCAGCCGAAGACGCGGCCGTCCTTGTAGTGCACGCCGCCTGATCCCGGCGGGAGTTCCTCGGCAGTCGGTGCGGCGAACCAGCGCGCGGGCATCGGGGGCAGGTCGCGCATCGCGGACCAGGCCGACGCCTCCAGCTCGGCGAGCGAGGCCGCCATGCCCTCATCGTCATCGTCCTGGCCGTCGTCCCAGGGGGCGGTGAGCGACGGGTCGTCGTACGCCTCAGCGAGCCGGGCATAGAGCTGTTCGACGCGGGCCCGGATGCTGTCCCGCTCGTCCTCGGGGAGGTCGACGCCGCCCATGGCGCCCTGCAGGACCCCGGCGACGGCGAACACGGCTCGGGCCACGACCTCCAGGCGCTCGCCGTCCCCGGACGGGAAGAGGTCAGCGAAGGGCAGCTTGTAGGCGGCGAGGGTCGTCGCGTCCTTGTCGGGGTCGCGGTAGAGGAAGGCGGCGCCGAGCCGGTCCGCGTCCACCGTGCCATCCTCGCCGGTGGCCCAGGCGAGGATGCGGGAAGCGGCCTGGTCGCCATCCCAGGCGGCATCAGGGTCCTCGTGGACGGGCAGGTCCAGGTCACCCGACGCGGCGGCCGACAGGCCCCGGCAGGCGGCTTGCTGCTCGTCGCTCATGGTGGTGCAGGGTCCGGCGTAGAGGCCGGGGGCAAGGCGGACCAGGCGGCCCGCCTTGGCCGCGCGGGCGAGGTGGGCGCGGGCACTGTTCATGCCGATGCCGACCGCGCCTGACGTCTCGCGGGCGCCGACGGCGACGGGCGAGGTCCGCACGTAGCTGATGACGCGCTCGTGGTCGTCGCCCGACGCGGACAGGGCGGGTGGCGCGGCGGCGGCCGCGGTCTCCTCGGCGGCGTCGAGGACGATGCGGGCCCTGCTGTAGGCGGGCATGGCGACGAGGGTGGCGCCGCGCACGCGCGCCCGGGTGATCCTCATCAGGACGTCCCCGGCGTGCTGGGTGTGGACGACCGTGCCCTGCTCGGGGTCGTCGCGGTCCCCGGCGGCCGCGGTGAGGACGCCCGTCCCGGCGAACGCGGCGGCGAACGCGGCTGAGCTGATCCGGCCGTCGGGGCCGGTGAAGAGCTGGACGTTGTGGCGAGCGCGGGTGAGGGTGCCGCCGTCCGCGGTCCACTCCCCGGCCGTGGCAGCCGAGAGCATGTACGCGCCGTCGGCCAGGCGCAGCACGCTGGCGGAGGGCAGCGACGCGGCGAGGACGAGCACGTCACCGTCGTCGTCGGTCTTGGTGCGGTCGATGACCTCCATGTCGACGTCGTCGAGGTCGACGCTGACGCCCAGGGGAGCGCCCTCTTCGAGGAGGTGGATCGCGTCCTGTCCGGCGGGCCGGGTGGCGTAGAGAACGCCGGTGGCGGGGATGCGGCCGCCCTCCCGGCCCATGGTGTCGATCTGCCCGGCGAGCTCGGCGCCCTCGTGGCCCATGAGCATCTCGTCGGCGTACTGAAGGGGCCAGGGGCCGGGCGCGTCCCAGTAGAGGCTGTCCCGAGCGAAGATCCGGCCGTCGCCGGTCTCCTCGTCTTCGTAGGCGATGGCGGTTTCGTCGGGCGTGGACCAGGCGCGGACCGGTGTGGCGGCCGCTGTGGTGTCGGGCATGGGCTCCTCCCGGGGCGCGAGGGGGATGTCGGTGTGCTCGCCCGCGAAAGCCACGCGCAGGCGGTCGAAGGTGATCGGGCCGGTGCGGGCGACGAGTTCGCCCAGGAGGGCCGGGTCGTCGCTGTAGGCGGCGCAGACGTGGGCCGCCCACGGGGAGTGCTGGACGGGAAGCTCGGGCCGCTCGTGGGTGTCCAGCGCGTAGGTGGCGAGGGCGTGGGCGTAGGCCAGAGTGGGTGTGTCGAGCGGCCGGTCGCGGTCGTCGCCGACGTTCCACACCCACGACGGGGTGTCGCTGGCGGGGTTCCAGTGGGCGGCTCCGAAGGCGAAGGCGTGCAGCGGTGCGCCGAGTTCGGCGGCGGACGCGTGGAGGTTCCCGATCAGCTCGTTGCGCTGGTCCTCGGTCCAGTCGGCGCCCTCGCCGAGGAAGTACAGGGTGAGGTGCAGCTCCTCGGCGGGCTCGCCGCCCTCGATGGCCAGGCGCCGGGCGTCGTCCTCGGTGGGCATGAGGGCGATCATGGCGCCGCTGCGGTGGCTCCCGTCGGCGGCCGCGGTGTGCTCGGCGTCCGCGGGCCGCGCTTTGATAAGTCCGCCCCCGAGGCGATCCTGAGATTCCAAGGCGGCAGCCCGGTGGGCGGTTTGAAGTCGCAGGATGCACCGGCAGTTGACGGTGAGGGCGGCGGGGGCGGTGGGGTCGCCTGGGTAGGCCATGGGGACACCGGCGACGGTGAACGTGTCGTCGAGGAGCCGCACGAAGCCGTCGACGGCATCGTGAGCGTCACGGACGCGGGAGTCGCGGCGGGTGACCCACTGCTTCACCAGGGGCCGCTCAAGGCCGTCGAGCGCGTCCGCCGCCGCGAGGGTGGCGGCGTTCCACACGCGGGCCGCCTCGGTGCGCGCGATGCGCTCCTCCCGGGTCTCCCCCAACTGCGCGCCCTCTGCGTCGAAGACGGCGCGCAGGCGGGCGCGGAGGGCGTCGATGTCCTCGCCCGCGTCGAGGCCGGTCGCGAGCTCCCGGACCGCGGTCTCGGCGAGCCGGTCCCCGACAGCGCGCAGCAGGTGCTCGGTGCTCTCGGCGTACTCGCCGAGGCCGGTGGGCAGGGTGCCGTCGTCGTAGCGGGCGGGGAGGTCCTCGAAGTCGTCGGGCAGCTGCGCGTCGACGCTGTCGGCAGCGGTGCGCGCGGCAGTCTCGCCCGCGCCGAAGAGACGCCGCATCAGGCGGGGGACGTGGCGGGACCACATGCCGGCGATACGGGACACGGAGAAGCGTGCGGCCACCAGCTCGGTCGCGTCAGCCAGCTCGGCGGCGAACTCGGCGGCGACGTCGTCGAGGATCGCGCGCACCTCGGCGGCGACGTCCTCCTCGGCGGCGGCGAGCGCGCCCTCCAGGTCGTCAGCCACGAGCGGCCTCCCTGCTCGGTGCCGGTGCCCGGTCGGGCGCCGGGGACTCGTCGTTGGCCTCGTTGTCGCGCAGCCGCCAGGCGAGGAGCTCCTCCCACACTTCGCGGCCCGGGCAGCGCGAGCACCAGCCGTGCACGCGGTGCCCGGCGCGGGAGTGGCCAGGCGGTGCCACGTACTCCTTGGGCGGTCCCTCGGGTGCGGGCTCTTCGTCATCGGGGGTGTCGGGCACGGGGGCTTCCCTCCTGGGTGCCGGTACTGTGCCGGGCGCCTGGGACTCGTGAGGGAGCCGCCACGCCTCCCAGTGGCTGGAGTCGTCCGTGCTGAAGAGGATTTCGGCGGGGATGTCCCCGGCGGCGGCGAACAGGGCCCTGTAGTACTCGTCAGGGAAGCAGCTCACGGGCTGCCTCCGGTGGCGCTGGGACGGGCGGTGCACTTCACGACGGGGCCGACGTAGACGCGCGGGTTGTCGTACGAGATCACCTGTCCGTCCTCCGCAGTGAGGGTGAGGCTGGCGGGATGGAGTCTCAGCAGCTCGACAGCGACGAGGCCGCCGCACTCGGTGCAGAGGCTGGCGTGATGGCGACTGTCAGGCACGTCGTCCCTCCTGGCGAACCTCGGGGTCTTCGCAGATCTGGCAGACGCCCCAGGTGCCGAGGGCGGTGACGCCGTCCGGGGTGAGGAGCTGCGCGTCACCGGTGGTCTTGGTCCACGCCTTGCATGTGGCGCACCACTCGGCGCGCACGCCGCCGATCTGCACGGTGAAGTCGTCGGGCGGATCGGGGCGGCTCATGCGGCCTCCCGCGCGGCCGTGCAGGGGTGGAGGGCGCTGGGGACCAGGTCGTAGGAGTGCTCGACCCCGGCGGTGATGAGCTCCCGGGCGTAGGTGTCCAGGGCTGCGGTGAGACAGTCCGGGTCGACGCCGTAGCGGTCGGCGACCTCGGGCAGGCGCGCCCATGCGCCGTCGAGGAGACGCCACCGGTCGACCTCGTCCTGCTCGATGATGAGGATCGTGTGGAGCTGCGCGGGCTGGAGCTCGCGGGCGCGGGCGCGTTCGGAGCGCGGGCATGCCGGCGTGCGGCGCAGCTTCTCCCCTGCGGCGGACAGGGCGGCCCAGATCAGGCCGTCCGCTGCGGCCAGGAGCGCCGGGTCGATGGGCGGGGCGTAGGCGAGGGATGCGGGCAGGGTGTCGGGTTCGCTGTTCGTCTCGTCCACGGGCAGGTCCACCTCCGGCGTGCTGGTGTCGTCGTCCTGGGGTTCGGTGCGTGCCTTCGGGCGCTTCGGGGGCGTGTCGGGGGCGTCGGCGTCGTCGAAGCCGGTCTCGCGCCGGGCCGCCGTGTCGGAGATCAGGCCCCGGTCCCATGTCTCCAGGGCGACCTGGCTGCGGTTGCTGCGTACGCGCAGGGGGGCGGTGTCGTACCAGACGAGCCACCGGTGCCAGTCGGGGACGCGCTCGGCCTGGAGGAGGGGGCGCAGCCACTGCAGGGTGAGGGCGTGGGCGACCGTGGCGAGCTTGGGCTCGATGCCGAGGCTGATCGCCTCCTCGGTGAGCTGCCACGCGCCCCAGTGGTTGATGTCGCCCATGCCGAGGAGGATCTCGGCGGGCATCTCCAGGCCGGTGGCGTAGCGGCGGATCGCCTCCTCGCGGAGCTTGATCGCGAGCTCGTCGAATTCGGACTCGAAGGTGATCAGCTTGAAGCTCGCGATCGAGTCGGACGGGACTTCGAGGACGATGGGGATGGTGGCGGCGGCGCTGTCGGGCTCGCGAATGGCCGTCTCGGCGACGGTCATCAGCATCTCGATCAGGTCGTCCTCGGCGTCTGACTGGCCGGGCTTGGTGGGGAAACGCACGCCCTTGGGGACGAGGAGGATGCCGCGGCCCGTGAGCCTGCTCCTGGCGATGGCCTTGACGGCGGCGTTCAGGAGTTCCAGCTCTTCGAGGAGGCCGAGACTGGAGCGGACGGGGCTGTCGGCCTCGATGGCGCGCTCGGGGTCGGCCGTCCATACGCGGAGCGCCACGGGCGCCTGGGGGTCGAGGGTGTCGGGGTCGCCTGCGGGGATCTCGATGTCTTCGCCGTCGATCTGGACGGACAGCTTGCCGTTCTGCTGCTCGACCTCGCGGACGGACAGGGTCAGCCAGTCGTGGCCGTCCTCGGGGACGTCGGGGTTTCTCACCTCGGAGTTGGGGCGGACGACGACCCAGCCCTCGCCCGCGATGGTGAGGTGCTTGCCGAACGCTCCGAGGAGCTTGGACTGTCCGTCGGGGCCGCCCGCGATCTGAGAGACGATCTCTGTGGCGGGGTGGTCGTCGGGGGCCGGTTCGATCGTGCCGTCGTCGGCGCGGCGTCCGGCGAAGAGGCGGGCGCGGGCCATGGCGTGGCCGTTGTAGGCGGCGGAGAAGTACACCTCGGGCACGCGCCGGTAGAAGCCCCAGGCGGCGAGCTGCCACGCCTTGTCCGGGGTGGCGTTCCTGCCGCGCCTGAGGCGGCGGTCGATGAAGCGCTGGGCGGCGGCGGTGAGGTTGGCCATCAGGACTCCGCCGTATCGCGGCTGTCGTCCCAGCGGTTGAGGAGGGCCTGCACCCCGGCGACGGCGAACCACTCGACGGCGTGCACGGCCGGGGCCACGCCGTGCCACTGGCCGGTGGCGAGAAGCCAGGTGGCGAGGACGGCGCCGGATACCCACCAGCCGCTGCAGTAGATGCAGGAGATGAGGGTCAGGAGCGCCGTGCGGGCGCGGCTGTCGGCGCGGTCCTCCCAGGCGGCGACGCGGTCTCGGAGGGGGTCGAGGATGCTGTCGTGGACGACGAGCTGCGTGCCGCGGTAGCTGGCGGCGGCGAGCAGGGCGAACTCCGCTGGGCCGATCATGGGGCGCCCCCTTGCGCGGGAGATCTTCCGGTTGCGGGCGGACACTATAAGCCAGGGCCGGAAGATCTCCGGTTGCTCTGATCTTCAGCCGGAAGATCTGTGGCTCGGGCGTGCGGTCCCGGGTCTCCGCTCAGTCACCGTTGCTGTCATCGATGACGTACGCGCTGCCGTCCCATGAGAACGCGAGCACGTTGTCCTCGAGGCCGAGCTGCTGTCGGCCGTAGGGGCAGAGGCTGACACCATGGGCCCGAGTGATATCGGCCATGTCGTCGAGCGCCGAGCTGATCTTCCGGAGCTGCTCGGCAGTCAGGTTCAACGGGGAGCTCACGGGCGTCTCCAGTCGAAGAAGGGGGCGACGGGGGCGGACAGAGTAGGGCAACCAGGCAGCACCTGCCGCCACTCCCCCTTCGGCCGCCAGGCGGGGTGCACTCGGGTCCGCGTCGGGCCGCGGGCGACGGATTCAGTCACCGCGGCCATAAAATCGAGCACATGCCCGACGCCCCCGCTTTTGACTTCCCCCGTGACCTCATCGAGGAACAGCACGTGCTCGCCGACCTCAGCGCGAGGTACACGGCACTGTGCGCCCGGCTGCCGTGGGCAGCCGAGCCGCATGAGGGCTGGGACGACAGCGGCGCCGATCACCGGTGGCTGCGGTCGTCGCGCGCTGCCAGCAAGGGGTATGAACCTGCCGACGCGGCGGAGCTGGAGGAGCTCCGGGAAGCGCTGCGAGAGAAGGCCGCGGCTGTGATCACGCACCCGTACTGGGGGCAGCTCAGCGGGGCGGACGTCGTGAAGGCGCGGATCGCGCTGAAGTACGCGCCGCTGCCGGAGAGGGCCGGTGCGGCCGGCATGACCTAGGCGCTACGCCTGCCCCTGCGCGGGCGGGCGGGAGCGGCGCACGTGAGGGCGGGGCATGGCGGCGTCCGCCGCACCCACCGGCCCGTGGGCCTTCCTGAGGCCGGGCTGAGGCCACCAGTACGCGCGGTGACTGACGCTCGTGGAGCCGTCGAGGTCGACCTCGACGAGGTAGGCGACACGGCCGTCCGCGTAGTCGTGCCGGGCACCGACGGGGGCGTAGCGCCACCGGCCGTTGGCGTACACCTCCAAGGCCGGGCGGCCGCCGCACGGCCATGTGTGGACCTGCGGGGCGGGCCCGTGCTCGGGGCGCCAGGGCGGCGCCTGCTCCGGCTCTTCGATCACGCTTTCGATAGTAGGCGGGTGCTGCTCGCTGGGCAGCACTGGCGTGCACTGTCCTGTGCCACTGAATCTTGACCGTTTGCCACCGAACTTTGACCGGCGTCGTCAGCCAGCTCGGAGGGCCTCGTTGCGCAGGGCGCGCAGCAGGGTCAACGCGTCCTGGTTGTCCGCGTCGGTGAAGACGTGGATCGCGAGCAGGATGGATCCGCCAATCCGTTTGGCGGTGACGAGGTCGTCGCCAGCGAGGGCAGCCTGGTGGTGGAGGGAGTCGGTCAGGAGGAAGACGATGCGCGCCATGGGATCGCCGTTGAGCTCCGCGACGCGCTGGCCGGTCTCGTCATGGGTCATGGCGGCCTCGATGCCGAACGCGGCGAGCAGGACGCGGTGAAGCGTGTGCTGTCCGTACGCGGCGAGCAGGGCCGCCAGCGGGCGCTCGTGCGCGCCGCCCGCCAAGACCTCCAGGGCGCTGTCGTTGTTCTGGACGACGGCCTCCAGCGCGGCCAGGGCCCGGAGATGGTCGTCGTTGGTCAGCTCGTCATCCATGGCACCACAGAGTAGGTCGGTGCCCGAAGTACGCGGAGATGCTCGGCGCAACTGGTCAAAGTTCAGTGGCAAACGGTCAAGATTCAGTGGCACAGGACATGCACCGCCAGCGGGACGGCGGGACAATGAAGCCAGGATGGAGACCCACTATGCCCAGGGAAGCGATCGTCAATATCCGGGCCGATACGCAGGAGATCGCCGAGAAGGTTGTACGCAGCCAGGCGGACGATGTGGGGCCGACGGTTCACTTCAGCCTCCGTGACCGCGGTCCGGACGGCAGCGAGGGCCGCGAGCTCGCGTACAACATCACCCTCGCTGTCACTCTGCCCGACTGACGGACCAGCGGCTGCCGGCATGCGCACCGCCGCCGGTCAGCGGCCGGGCCCTGCTGCGCCCCCGCCATGCCCGAGCGAGCGCCCGTACCGTGCGGCGGCCCGCGGCAACTGCCGGTCTGTCTCGCGGCGGACGGGGACGTGCACGGTGGACGAGGCGAGCAACTCGGAGGCGAGCGCCATCACCACTGCGTCGCCGCGGTCGGGTGAGCGTCCCAGGCGCTCGACCAGCTGCTCCTTCGGCTCGATCTGGATCTTGGGCGGGATGCCCGTGAGGGTCTTCCACGTCGGCGCAGTCAGGTCGCTGATGAGGAGGTCGTCCGGGGGGAGCAGCAGCTCGGCGTCGAAGGCGGGATCGAGGAGCTCGCGCACGCGCCAGTAGGCGGCGCTGCGCAGGTTGGTGAACCCCCACTCGCCGTCACGCGTGCGGCTGCGCGACTTGGCTGCGCCGGTGTACGCCAGGACGGGCACGTTGAGTTCGCGGAGCCGGTCGACGACGCCGCCGCCCACGCCCATGGAGTCGACCACCGGCACCCGCTCCTGCTCGCCCTGGCCGACGGCGGCCTGTACGCGGGCGGTGGTCTGCATGGTGTCCTCGCGGTCGTGGATCTCCAGCTCTGTGATCGCGTGGCCCTGGCGGTGCGCGAACACGGTGGAGTCGCCGCCGGAGCGGGCGACGTCGACCCCGAGGATGCGGCGGCCCTCGAGGGCCGGTCGTCCGGCGCCGTCCCAGGCATGCCAGCGTTCGATGGCTGCCTCCACCCAGGCGAGGGGGATGACGGAGTCCTCGTCGCTGGCGTGGAACTCCCCCAGGACGCGGTTGGCGAACATCGCGGAGTCGCGGCCCCACTGGCGGGCGCGCTGCTCCGCCCACTGCGGGCTGATGCGCCCGGCAGCGACGGCTTCGGCGAGGGTGACGTGGCGGACCCACCAGTCCTCAAGGCCGGGGGCGCGGCGGTGGATGTCGTAGAAGCGGCCCGCGGGCGGGCCCGGGGTGCTGATCGCGAGGGCGAAAGCCTCCGGGAGCGTCCGGTCGGTGCGGCCACCGGAGAAGGCGCCCTCGATGGCGTCCCAGGTGCCGTCCACGACGACCTTCGCCTCGTCGATCATGTACAGCAGGGACTCGGCGTGCGCGCCCTCGATCAGCTCCGGCTTGTGCGAGGCGACGGGCGTGGCCGCGCCGTGCACCAGCTTCAGGTTCAGGGTGAGGAGCTCTCGCAGTTCGCTGAAGGGCTGCCGCCCCAGGACGTCCCAGCGGATGCGCCGCGCCCACTTGTGGATCTCGGGCCACAGGTAGACCGACAGGTGCCGCCACGCCGAGGCCGTGACGAGGACCTTCCAGTCGATGCCCGCGGCCTCCCGCGTCGTCGCGAACCAGAGGACGGCCCACGAGGCGAGGCCGGTCTTGCCGAGGCCGTGCGGGCCGCGTACGGCCGCGCGGTGGTGCTCGGCGAGGGCGGAGAGGATCTCCGCCTGATACGCGGTGGTGCCGCCGTCGTCGCCCCAGTCGATACAGTCCCGCGCCCACCCGGCCGGGTCGTACATGTACTTGATGATGCGGCGGGCGGTCTTCTCGTCCCGCTTGCGCTGCGCCCGGTCGCGGAGCAGGCGCAGGGTCTTGACGTCCCCGGCGCGGACGAGCTCCAGGACCTGCCGCTCGATCAGCGCCCGCTCCGGGTCAGACGCTGCCGGCATCGTCGTCTCCGCCATCGAGGAGAGCGAGGATCTCGTTGCCGAGTTTCTGCGCGTCGACGTTGATCTGCGTGGGGGCCTGGAGGCCGCGGAGGCGCTCGCGTCCGGCGATGCACTTCAGCACGATGTCCGCGGCCTTCGGGTTCTTGTCCGTGACGGCCCGTGACCAGAAGGCGGCCTGCAGCCGGTTGTAGCGCATGATCTCGTCGCGGCGGAGGCTGTCGATGTCCTCCTTGTCCCGGCTGATGCTGTCGGCGATGGCCCGGTCGATGGCCTTCTTCGCGGCGGAGGCGTCCGCGTACCCGACCTGTTCGGCGATGGTGCGGAGGTCGACGCCTGCGAGCTGGAGCTGGAGGGCGTTCTTGCGTCGCTCCACGGCGGAGAGTCGCTGTCGGCCTGAGGCGCCCATGGGTCTCCTCGGGGGTGCGGGGACCGGAATGTGTCCAGGTTTGCTCTTCAACTAGCGGGTCATGTGGGTGGCTTCCCTGGGTGTGTGCAGGTGAGGGGCGCATGAGGATAGCTGTGGGGAGGGGCGGGGGTCGTCCGTGCGGGCGTGGATGACGGGGCCTGGCGGGAGTCCTAGACTCCAGGCATGGACCAGCAGCAGGAAGTCCGTCAGGCGTATCTGGCCACGGTGAAGGATCTGAACACCGGTACGGTGCACATGACGTGCCCGCGGAGCTGCGGGCGCTACATGGAGGGCACCAAGGACGGGCCGCTTGTCCGCTGGTCGTGCGAGTGCGGGTACCGCATCCACTCCTGAGAGGCTCTCCATGCCTTGTCCAAAGTGCTATGGACAGATGCATCCCGTGCCTAACGGCAAGGGCGTGATGTGGATTTGCACGACTCCGGGTTGCGACGGTACGCGGGACGGCTAGCCCGAGGCGCGTCGGTGCGGGTGGCCGGGTGTGTCTGTCCGCGTTGTGCACGGGGCGCTGTGGCCCGCCGCCTGGGTTACTGGGCGGGCCTGTGCGTGACGCCTGTGCTGTCAGGTGAGTCGACAGGAGTGGGCGGGGGGCTGCTCGTCGGCGAGGAAGATCGTTTGGGCCATCATGCGGTAGCCGGTCATGTGCTCGCGGAGGGTCTCGATGGACTCCTCGGGGTGGACGGAGTCGATGACGGCGTGGGGGCCGTGGGCGTTGAACTGGTGGCTGACGCCGCGGGGGATCTGCATGTCGGCCCAGGAGTTCGGGGGGATGACCAGGTTGTGGCGGGTGCGTGGCTGGTCTTCGGGGGCGTCGGGGTAGTCGTCTTCGAAGGTCTCGGGCAGGAACGCGGTGACGCCGGGGACGTGGGTGATGTGGATGGGGGCGAGGGAGGCGACGCGGATGCGGGTGCCGGGGCCGGTCATCATGCGGACGTAGCGGAGCCCGGTGTGCAGGTGCATGCGTGAGCAGATGTCGCGCTCGACGACGTCGTAGAAGTCCATGAGGTACCGGTCGGCGGGGTAGCCGGTGAAGGGCGCGCCGAGCATGTAGACCTCCCCCTCCTCGAAGGTCTGGGCACGGGTGATGCCGTCCTCGTTGGGGGTGGTGGCGGCCGGGGAGCGGTGGGCGGCCTGGACCAGGTGGCGGAGGGCGTCGGTGACGGTGCGGGCGACGCGGGCCGGGAAGTGGGCGACGGGGGTGACGACGCAGTTCCCGGGGTCGGTGTGCGCGGTGAGGTCGTGGATCTCGTTCTCGTCGTCAGGGCTGCGCTTCATGGCGGCGGGCATGCTGCGGCTCCTTGTGCGGGCGGGCTGGTGGGGCGGGGCTAGCCGACGGTCCATCCCTGGTTGAAGGTGTCAGGGGCGTGGCGGGCGATCATGTCGCCGCGGTCGGCGAGGCGGTCGACCTCTTCGGGGTCCATCTCCAGGCGGCGGCTGATCTCGTCCTCGGGGATGCCGAGGCGCTTGAGGTCGGAGACGATGTCGGCCATGGCCAGGACGTGATGCGTGCCCCGGGCGCGGTTGTGGCGGATGGTGGCCATGCGCGCTGAGGCGGGGTCCGTCGGAGGGAGGACGACGACGGGGACCAGGCCGCCGGTGAGCGCGGCCAGCTCCGCGTCGGTGGAGACCTTCCACCGGTGGTAGCCGTCGACGACCTCCAGCCGGTCGTCGACTTCCCGGGCCACGATGGGCTGCGTCCACCCGTTCTCCAGGATGGAGGTCTTGAGGAGGCGGTACTCCGGGGGTGCCTGCTTGTTCGGGTTGTAGGAGTTCGCGGCGAGGGCGTCGCGGGGCAGCCAGGTGACCGTGCTCACGGGCTGGAGCTCCGTTCCTGTCGGTGCCCTCAACGGCTCGGGCACGGGGGTGTGGTCGGTCACGGTGTGGCCTCCGTGGGCGGGGTCTTGTACTCGTCGGGGATGAGGGTCCGCGGGTCGGCGGGCAGCGCCTGCGGGTAGCCGATCTCCGTCCGGCCCTCGGGCCCGGCCGCGGTGAGGTCGGTGAGCTCCTGGGCGTAGCGGTGCCACAGGGCCGTGGGGTCCTTCTTCAGCAGCTGGTGCGCCTCCTGGCGGCGCTGCTTGAAGTCGCCGCGCATCGCGATCGTGAGGAGGAAGGCCCAGCTCACCCCGGTCACCGGGTGCGGGGTCGCGGGGAGGATCGGGTGCGTGACCTTGCTGTAGTGCCGGGTGACGATCTCCTGGATGCGCGCGGCGATCTGCGGCTGGACCTTCTGTCCGTGCTTGCTGAGGTAGTGGCGGATGAAGTCCGGCCAGGGCATACCGGCGGGCTTGTCGGGCTTGCTGCCGTAGCCGTACAGCTCGGTGCGGGCGTACCGGTAGGCGGCGCCGATGCCCGGCACGCGCTCGGCCATGCGGGCCCACACGTCGGGGAAGCACTGCGCGTAGGTGTGGATCTTCTGCAGGGGCTCCTCGCCGAAGGCGGGTGAGCAGCGCTGCCCTGCGGGTCCGATACCGGCCATCTCCATCACGTCGTACGCCCGGTTGTAGTCCCAGCCCTTGAGGCGGACCGCGGCCCACACGTCCTCGGTGAGCCAGTCGTAGATCGGGTAGGCCTTCCACAGGTTGCCGTGGAAGACGGCCGCGGCCTGCCGCGCGTTCGACTTCGGCCGGTAGGGGACGATGTAGTTGTCGACGGACCGCAGGCGTACGGCGTGTGCGCGGATCAGGGACTCTTGCGCGCGGATGCCCATGAAGGTCGCGGTGGTGTGTGGGGGCGGGGCGAGGAGGCCGTTCGTGTTGGGGACGGACAGGCGTTCCTCGGGCGGCCAGATCGGGAAGCCGGGCCACGTCGTGACCGCCTCGGGGGGCAGCGGCCTGCACCACTTCGCCTCGTCCTCTGGCGCCCAAGGCCACCAGTACGGGGAGCGGCGGGAGCAGGCGTTGCGGTGCTGCACGGGCAGGCACAGCCAGACGAGGTCGATGTCGTCGCGCTGGGCGACGCGGCGCACGTACTCCTCGGTCTCGTACGGGATGGCCTCCTCGTCGAAGAAGTAGACGCGCAGCGGCAGATGCCGGTGCAGGCGCTTCTCCCGGGCGAGGACCTCCAGGGCGACGTTGAGGACCGCGGTGGAGTCCTTGCCGCCGGAGAACGCGACCGTGGCCCGGTCGTGGGTGTCCAGGACGTACTCGGTGCGCTCGCAGGCCAGCGTGTAGACGTCGGCCCCGGCGGCAAGGCGCGGCCGGTTGTGCTTGGCCACGTAGCCCATTACGTGCTTGTCGATGCAGGCGCCGACCGGGGCCCAACCGTCGGGCATGTCGGTCATCAGGTGCTCCCGTCGGTATGCCGGCGCAGCCAGTCGGCAGCCGCGGGCAGATCCGGGGCGGCCTCGAGGAGGCGCTCAGGTTCGATCGCGTACGTCTGCGCGAAGGCGGTGTCGCGGTCGCCGACGCGGCGGCCGGGCCAGGAGCCGGTGCCGGTCTTCCACCCGTCCGGCCAGTCGTAGACGGGCGGCAGGGGGCGCCGGTTGTAGTGGACGACGGCGAGGACGAGTTCGTGCGGCCAGTGCCGGATGGGGCTGTAGGTGGTGAGGCGGCGGGTGCGGTGGATGCCGTGCTCGGTCGGGGGGATGTAGTTGCCGTCGGCGGTGCGGCGCCCGTAGATCTGAAGGCGGGGGTGCATCTGCTGCTGGTAGAGGTGCTGGGCGCGGCGGGTGCCGAGCATCGTCCACTTGTAGCCGTCGGTGCTTGTGGTGGGGAAGAGGTAGCGGTCGTTGCCGGGGCGGGCGAGCCAGGCCGGGGTGATGTGCGGGTTGCCGATGACGGTGAGGCCGTCGGGCCGGTGCTCGTCGCACCAGGCGAGATAGCTGCGGAACTCGAGGTGGGGGATGGTGCCGAGGAGGGCGCGGTGGACACCGGCGCGTTCCATGACGACCTGGAGGGCGACGCTGTCCTTGCCGCCGGACCAGCCGTACACCGCGGTGTCGGGGCGGCCGTCGAGGACCGCCCGGGTCTCGCGGGCGGCCTCCTCGACGGCGCGTTCGGCCTCGTCCTCGGTGACGTGGTCGGTGATGCTGGCCCACACGCGGGCGACGTCGTCGTTGCTGTACGCCGTCTTGGACTTGAGGACGGTGTGCACGTCAGGCCTCTTCGAGCCACGCGTCGAGGCGGTGACGGGCTTCTGTGTCGTCCTGCTCCGCGACGGAGCGCGGCGGGGCCTTGAAGAGCCATGCGGACGCCCACGCGTCGACGTCGGGGTCCCCGCGGTCGAGGGCGGTCTGCGCGATGCGGGCGGCGTCGATCACGATCCCGGCGGAGTTCGGGGAGTCGGGGACGGTGAGCTGCATCTCCAGCTCGATGGGCGCCCCGGCGAAGCCACGGCCCTCACAGCGGATGAAGGCCTTCTTCGTGTCGCCGAGCCACGGCACGTAGTCGGAGGGGCCGATGTGCACGTTGCCGGGGCAGATGGGGCCGTACGCATCGGTGACGGCGCCGCTCTTGGACTCCCGCTTGGTGGCCAGTCGGTCGGCCTCCAGCATGTTGTAGAAGTCCATGTTGCCGCCGACGTTCAGCTGGTACGTCTGTTCCAGGGTGATGCCCCGGTCCCGGAAGGCGCGGGCGAGGACGCGGTGCACGTACGTCGCGCCGAGCTGGCTCTTGATGTCGTCGCCGATGAGGGGCGTCCTGGCGGCGCGGAAGCGCTGGCGCCACTCCTCGTTGCGGGCGATGAAGACGGGGATGCAGTTGACGAAGGCGCAGCCGGTCTCCAGGGCGATCCGCGCCCACCACTCCGTGGCCTGCTGGGAGCCGACGGGCAGGTAGTTGATCAGGACGAGGACCCCGGCGGCTTGGATCTCCTCGCAGATGCGGTGCGCGTCGTCGCACGTGTTGTGCTCGCCCTCGTCGACGGTGATCCGCTCGCGGTACTTGTGGCCCGCGCCGTCGAGGACGGGGGCACGGCTGACGGTGACGTCGTCGGCGATCGGCTTCAGGTCCTGTGGGAGGCCGACGTCGAGGTTCTGGCCCGCGGCGCGCGCGTCCCACAGGGAGCGGCCGACCTTGTCGGTGTCGACGTCCCAGGCGGCGACGGGCTCGACGTCGGCGGGGGTGTAGCCACCGATGGTCGGGTGGCACAGGCCGGTGTCGTCGTCGGGCTCCTGCCGGTAGTAGGCGATGCCCTCGATGAGGGCGCGGGCGCAGTTGCCGACGCCGATGATGCCGACGCGGACTGGGTGGAGCGGGGTGTGGGTCACAGGTCCTCCGTGATCATTTCGAGGGTGGTGCAGACGAGTTCGGTCTCGCCGGGCGACCACGTCCAGGGCGGGCAGGCCTCGGTGCCGAGGCAGAAGGTCTGAGCGGCGAGGCGTTCGGCGTGCGGGGTGGCATGCCGGCGGCCCTCGGCTGGGGCGAAGAAGGGGTGGTCGGGCAGTGGGTGGTGGCCCCATCGGTGGAGGGGCATCCCGGCCTCGGTGAGGGCCGCGGGCAGCCGCCGGTGCCCGGAGCCAGGGAGGCCGGTGCGGAGTTTGTGCCAGGCGGGTTCGACCATGGGGCGGGTGCGCTGGTGCCACAGGCCGCAGTCGACGAGGGTCTGCTGGACGCGGGCGCCGACCTCCCGCGCGCGGGCCGCGGTCTCGGTGAGGGTGTAGAGCTGTTCGACGACGAGGGCCATGGACAGCTCGCTGGGCCGCCAGTTGTGACCGGGCCGGGTGATCAAGGCGTTGGCGCGGGACTCCCACGGTTCGGCGCCGTAGTCGCGGAGCTGGCGGAGCTCGGCGGCCAGGGCCTCGTCGTCGGTGGTGACCGCTCCCCCGTCCGGGGCGGCGACGAGCTTGGTCGACGAGAAGCTCCAGCAGTGCGTGCCGGTGGCGCCGCCGTGGCGGCCGTCGGTGAGGGTGCCGAGGGACTGGCAGGCGTCGGTGATGACCTCGGCGCGCGGCAGGTTGTGGGGGACGCCGTGGAGGTCGGGGGTGAGGACGAGCTGCCCCGGCGTGTGCCCGGGCTCGACGCTGTTGCCGGTGCCGAGGTCGACGTCGTGGTAGAGCAGCGTGGCGCCGATGTGGGCGGCGCCGGTGAGGGTTCCGGCGAAGCCGAAGGCAGGGGTGTGCACGGGCGTGCCGCGCTGCGCACCGTGGGCGAGGAGGGTGGCGTGGATGGCGGCCGTGCAGGACTGGAACGCCACCGCGTGCGGGGCGCCGGTGAGGTCGCTCATGGCCTGTTCGGCGAGGCGGGTGTAGCGGCGCGCCGTCCATGAGCGGGAGTCGAGGGCGCTGCTGACGGCGTGGCGCGCGGCCGCGGTCGGGGCGGGCGGCCAGCGCACGTCGTGCAGGGCGAGGAGGTCAGACACGCGCGGCCGCTCCCTCCGCGTCGCTACTGGCCTGCTCGGGGGCGGCGGCGAGGTAGTGGCTGCAGATCGCGGTGAGTGCCTGCGCCGCAGTGTCGTGGCCGCCCTGGATCTGCTCGGCCTTGATGGCGGCGCGGACGGTGTCGCGCTGCTCCAGGGTGAACACCCACTGAAGGGGGGCCATCTGGGGAGAGGTGGGCAGGGGGATTCCGTCGCCCGCGGGCTGCCGCGCGCCGGGCCCGGTGTACGGCGCGGGGCCGGTGTGGACGCCTTCGGAGTGCGGGGGCGGGGCGGCGGCCGCCTCGCTGTCTGCCGGGCGCTCCTGGGTGCCTTCAGGGGGCTGCGGGGTCTGGGCGGCGCCGGTGGGCGGGGCGGTGTCGGAGAAGGGGTGTGTCGACGGGGCGCCGGGTGCCGGGGCGGCGAAGTCCTCCAGGAAAGCGCTGGCCGATTCGGCGAGGGCGCCGCTGGTCTTGAGGAGGTCGTCGACGTCGCTGTCGGTGTAGGCGGTGCCGGTCAGGTCCCCGTCGAGAGCGGCGAGGAGTTCATGGAGGGCGCGGTCGTCGTAGCTGCCGAGGTCGGCCGTCCGGTTGTCGGCCAGGTTGATGCGGCGGGCGGTGTCGTCGTCGCAGGTGATGATCTCGGTGCGGACGGTCGGCTTCCACCCGGCCTTGTTGCCGCAGACCCCGCAGGGCACGGTCCTCTTGCCGTACTTGAGCACGGTCCTCTTGGTGTGGACGCCGCAGTCGCCGGGACCGTGCTCGCGGAAGGCGGCCACGGTGTGGTTGCCGGTGAGGGTGACCAGTTCGCCGCCGGGCAGGCGGCGGGCGACGACGGCGCGGTACTGGGCGTTGCGGCGGAGGCTGTCGAGGATGGCGCTGACGTCCCCCCGCTTGGCGTTGCCGGGGAAGGGGATCAGCTTGTCGGCCGGGACGTCCTCGGTCGCTACGTAAGTGGCCTGTGTCATCGGGCGATTCCCTACTCGTGGGGGGGTCGGGGCGGAGAAGGGTAGAGCGGGCAGGCGGGAGCGGACCGGGCGTGCGCGGGTCAGCTGCCTGGGGCGGCACGACGGCCGTCGCGCTCGGCCTGCCACTGGCGGAAGGTGCGGCCCGCCATGCGGTTGCGGAAGCGCGGGATGTTGTTCGCGGGGATGCCGACCGGGGCAGGGCCGAGGACGGCCAGGAGGTCGCTGCGGTCCTGCGAGTGCCACCCGGCGCCGGTGATCGATGCCTCGTCGGGGAAGACATCGGCCACGCGGTCCCGGGCGGGGTCGAGGAGGTGGTCCTCGCGGCCGCCGTAGGAGTACACCCACCGGAAGTTGCGGGGCGGGGCCGGTTCCACCATCTCGCGAAAAAGTGTCAGCTCCTTGGTGTAGCAGTAGAAGGACACCCAGGGCCGGAAGGCCATGATGCGCAGCCAGGCGGCGAGGTACGCCGGGCTGAAGAAGTCCCCGCTGTCGTGGATACGGATCCAGCCGCCGCGATACCGCTGGTGGGCCAGCTCTGCGCTCATCTGCCGCGTCCAGCCGGGCAGGTCCTCGACGACGTACCGGAGGTTCTCGACGTGGCGGGCCGCCACGCTGGGGATGAGGTAGCTGCCGTTCCTGGCGTAACAGGCGGATGCGCAGACCCCAGCTGCCGGGCAGGTCTTGACGGTGGTGCCGTCGGGGAGGCGGGCGGCCAGGGCCGGGAGGGTCCACCCCCAGACGCCGTCTTCGCGGAGCTCGCTGTTCTGGCCGAGGAGCCGCTCGGGCCGTCGTGGCCGCCGCCGTACGGGGGCGGGCAGCTCGACGGGCGCGCCGGTCACGCGGCGACTCCCGCGACGGCCAGGAGTTCGTCGACGGCGAGGTTGTCCCGTGCGGCGTCGCGGGCGTTCAGGGTGGCGGTGAGGGTGCGCAGGGCGTGGAGGACGACGACCGGGGTGCCCGCCGTCGGCAGGGCGTTGCGGGCGGCCGCCATGTGGGCGGCGACCTCGTCGTGCTCGGCGGTGGTGTACGTGAGGAGCACGGTGGCGTGCCCGTCCGGGGCGGGCGGGGCGGGTTCGCCGGGCGCGGGCCCGGGTGGCAGGTCCGCGGGCGGGCGCGTGGCGGCCGCGGGGCGGGCGGGCGGCTCGTAGGCGTCCACGTCGGCGTCGAGGTCGACGGGCGCGAGGAGGTCCTGGAGGTCGGCGTCGCTGTAGCCGGTGCCTGCGAGGTCGCCGTCCATGCCGGCAATGAGGGCTGCCAGGGCGCGCTCGTCGTAGTCGCCTTGGTCGGCGGCCCGGTTGTCCACGAGGTTGATGCGCTTGGCGGTGGCGTCGTCGCAGGTGACGATCTCGCAGCGGGCGACGGGCTCCCACGGTGCGTTCAGGCAGAGGCCGCAGGGGCGTTGCTCGCCGTCGACGGTGACGTTGAGTCCGCAGTCGCCGGGACCGTGGGCTGCGATGGCCTGTGCGGTGTGGTTGCCCGCGAGGGTGGTGAGTTCGTCGCCGTCGCCCTGGCGGACGACGAGGGACCGGTACTGGCCGGTGCGGCAGAGGCTTTCGAGGATGGTGGGGACGTTCCCCCGCTTGGCGTTGCCCGGGAAGGGGCGCAGGCGGGCGAGGGGGACGTCTGCTGTGCGTAGGTACGTGGCAGTGGACATGGGTGGGGATCCCCTCAAGGCGGCGGTAGGGGGGCGCAGAATGATAAGCCCCGGTTTGCCCTGCTTCGCCGGGCAGCCTTGCCGGTGCACGCGCGCACCAAGGCGTGCGGCGAACTCCCGTGGGGGCGCGCGGACTTGAGGCGCACTTCGGTGCACGGGGCACACACCCTTGTCTTACGCACACCCTGTGCATAAGTCTGTAGGCATGGAACTCACCACGGCACGCGAGTGCGCCGACCGATGGGGCGTCAGCTACGCCTACGCCCGCCGCATCCTCAGCTCACTGGACTCCCCCGGCCGGGACCAGGAGACCGGGGCCAAGCAGTACAAGCGGGCGGAGGCGGACGCCGCCCGCGCCGCACAGCCCAGCCGGGGCTACCGCTCCGACATGCGGACCGCGCCCATGGCGCCCGCGCGCTACCGGCAGCTGCTCGACGACGAGACGGTGCCGGTCGAACACCGGGCCCTGTGGGCCATGCTGTGGGAGGGTCAGGCGCGGGTTGGCGAGGCCCTGGCCCTCGACGCCCGCGACGTCGACCCTGAGGAGCACGCCGCCGTGGACGAGCGACGCATCCCCCTCAGCGACCAGTCCGCAGCCCTCGTCCGTACCGCCCTCGACGGCCGGAGCAGCGGCCCGCTCTTCTCACGAGACGGTCAGCGGCCGCTCAGCCGCCAGACGGCTGCCCGCTGGGCCGCGCTGCACGGCGAGAGCCTCCACGCCCTCTGCAACGGCGGCTGGTCGGCGCGCAGGTCCCCGCGCCCGCCCCAGGTCAGCTATGACGAGCCGCTGCCGGAGACGGACGAAGAGCGCTCCTGCCAGTGCCTGTGCGCCTCCGTCCATCCCCGGGAGCCGGAGGGGTGTCAGGGCGCAGCTGATGAGGCGCTGCTCGTGGACGCCACGGTGGTCAACTCGCCGTCGGGCAGGCCTGAGCGCAAGCTGCGCCCGTTCTGCCCGCCCTGCTACGAGCACGCCCTCAGCAGCGGGTGACGGCCGCCTGCTGGCTGCACGACGTCGCCCCGCCCAGGACTACAGCCCGGGCGGGGCGGCGTCGTGCAGGTGGCTACAGCCCTTCGCGGATGACCTGGGCGTCGCGGGTGCACTTGGGGCAGAGCGTCGCGCCGAGGCACTTGGCGCGGCTCCCTCCGGGCGGCCCCTCCTCGGGCTCGGGGGCGGGGGCCTGCGCGAGGGGTGCGAGCTGGGCTTCCAAGTCGCCGGGCCAGGTGTAGTCCATGCCGGAGTACCAGCGCGGGCCGAGGCGCGACCAGTGCCGCCCGTCGGCGCTCAGGACTTCGTGCACGCCGCGAGGGACCGGATTGTCCGGGGTGTAGGTCATGCCCGCGATTCTGGCCCAGCGGCTACCCGGCGTGAACGGTTCGACCGGTTTTGTCATGGTTCGGTCAGAACTTGACCTGGGCGCAGGAGCGGGGCGGCTCCAGAGCTCTCTGGCAGGATGCCGCCCCGCTGCTGCGCGCCCGTCAGCGATGCAGGCACACCAGGCCAGCCGAGGCCCGCAGCGCCGTGGCCCTGTCGTATTTCGTGGCGCGGATCCAGGCCGGGGCGTGGTGGGGGCAGTGCAGCCCCCACGTCACGCCGTTCGTGCGCGGCAGGGGCACGACGTGGAGGGGGTGGGCGTGCTCGGGGACCGGCTCGACGCAGGTCACGCCCACGTGGAAGCCGGGCCCGGCCTCGCCCTGCATGATGACCACCGGCGGCGCCTCCTCCACGTTGTGGCGCTGCATGCGCTGGAACCGGCCGGTTGCGCCGGTGTACGGGCCGTCGACGATCACCAGGCGCTGGCCGATGCGGAGCTCTGACGTCTTCATGTGCGTGCCTCATCTCTGCGGGTGGAGTGGGGTGCTGCTGAGGCCCCGGGGCGGACCGCGTCCGGACACGTCCGGACCTCCTGTCCGGACACAGTCCGCCCCCGGGGGGTATGGGTCAGTCCTGCGCGCCGTCCTCGCACAGGCAGCGGACGTCTCGGATCTCCTCGTAGCCGTAGCGGTCGGACCAGGAGTAGCCGGTCGTGACGCTCACGCTCTTGGCGCTGGCACGGATGACGGACCGCCACGTGCCCCGGATGAGCGCACTGTCGCCCGCGTGGACGTTGCTCTTGGAGTAGCGGCCGAACGTTCCTGCTGCCCTGGCCTGCTCCAAGACGGCGCGGTCACCGGCGATGCGCTCCACCAGGACGGCGCGCTCTCCCTCGTACTGGCGCAGCAGGGCCCCTGACCGGGTCTGGGGGTACAGCTTCAGGGAGGCCATGCGCCGGTCGAGGGAACGCAGTTCCGCCTCCAGGCGCTCGACGCGGCGGGCGGTGACGTCGGGCCGCTCCTTGTAGGCCTCGGCGCGGCGCGATCCGGCGATGCGTGCCGGCATACGCGCCGCTTCGTCTGCGACCCGCGCGCCGCGGATTGCGGTGTCCACGGACCGCTCCAGCAGGCGCCTGTGCGCCTGGCCTCGGCGGCCGGGGGCGACGGGCTGCCCCAAGGGGAGGTGCTCGACCATGGCGTCGCTGGCGCGGTGCAGGGCGTCGGACTGGGCGGCCAGCTTCTTGCCCTTCGCGGCAAGCGCCCTGCGGCGGTCCTCCAGGCGCTCGTGCTGGTCGGCGTTCACCACGGCGTTGTCGCGTACCTCGCCGCTGATCTCGACCGTGACGGTGTGGCCGTCGGCGCGCAGCTCCTCGGCGGCGCTCTCGATGGCGACGAGGCGCGGCGCCCGGTCGCGGCTGTTGCGGATGTACCAGCAGCCGATGGACCGGCCCCAGCGGAAGCCCGCCCGGTGGAGGATCGGGGCCGAGCCGTCGTCCTTCTCGGTGCCGTCGGCGAGGGTGCCATCTGCGGGCGTGTGCGTGATGCTGATCTCGGACATGCAGGGCGCCTTTCTTCGGGTTGATCGAGGTCCGGGCGGTATCCGGGGCCTGTCCGGACGGGGTGTCCGGGCAGGCCCCGGACAGGTCAGGGGGTCAGGTCGGCGACCAGCACGGTGGCGTTGTCCGCGTGGGGGTACTGGGGCTCGGCCTTCAGGGCGGCGTCCACGGCGGTGGCGACGAAGCCGCGCGCGGCGGTCGTGGGCTTGTCCTCGTCGGCCTCGGCGTAGATGTCGTTTCCGGCGTCCGCGTGAGGCTCGTACGCGCCGTCGGAGGCGAGGAGAAGGCGGCACGGCCCGTTGAGGGGGACGCTGGCGGCCTCGATGGCCGGGTGCCCGTACCGGGCCTTCACGTTCTCGTCTGACCGGTGGCTTCCCAGGTAGCTGGTGATCCTGTTGCGGTTGCCGCCTTCCGGGCGGGTCGCGGTGGGCGGGTAGACGCGGCGGAGGTTGTGGTCCTCGGTGAGGCGGCGGGCGATGCCGCCGTGCAGGAGGTAGGCGCGGGAGTCGCCGCACCAGGCGACCTTGAGCGGCTTCCCGGGGGCGGCGACGGCGACCACAGCGGCCGCGCACGGCAGGTACATGAACAGCTCGTTGCGGCGCGGGTCGTTGGCGTACACGGCGTAGAGGGCGCGCAGACCCTGCTCCGCGTCACCACGGCGAGCGGCCCACGTGGCGAGGTGGCGGGCTGCGGCGCGCGTCCAGTCGCGGACGTCGTCGTCGGAGCCGATGCCGTCCAGGAGGACATAGGCGCGGGCGCCGTCGGCGCCGGTGCGGACGGCAGTGGCGTCGCACTGGTGGCTGCGGGTGCCGATCATCTGGGCGGTGGCGTAGGTACGCATGACGTGCTCCTTCGTGGCCGAGAGGGCGTGGTGCCTTCCAACACCTCGTACGTTACCCAAGTGAGCTTGGCCAAGTCAAGTTGGCCAAGCTCACTTGGCCACTTTTCTGCAGGTCAACAACTACGGGGCAGGTAGCGTCGTGTCGATGTCGAGCATCACGTCGTCGCGGTCCGCGTACACGCTGGCGAACTCGGCGAGGTGGTCCTGGAGCTCGGCGAAGTCGTCGGTCGAGGCGCAGGCGAGGAGCTCGCCCGGCTGCCCGTCCTCGACGCGGCGGGCGCAGATGCCATAGATGGCGTATGCCGGCATAGGGGTCCTCCTGGAGTGCGGGCCGGGCGTCGCGCGGGCGCCCGGCCGAGAGGGTGTGACAGGGCGTCAGGACGGGTCGGTCAGGGTGGCGTTGACGTCGCCGCGCCAGGCCTCTGCGGGGTAGGCCTGCCAGGCGTCGGCGATGTCCGGCGGTACGGGGACACCCCGGTACGTGAGGTCGCGGGCGCCGTAGGCCGCGATGTGGGCGGCTGCCTCGTCCGCGAAGACGCCGAGGCCGTGCTCGACGTTCGGGCCCGTCAGGCCCCACACCATGGAGCCGAGGTAGGTCAGCCTCCAGGTGACGTCGCGGGAGGTGACGGTGTGCGTGATGCGCACACCCGGCTTCAGCGGGTCCAGCTCCAGGCCGGAGGCGGCCAGTGCGGCGACGAGGGCGGCCCGGGCGGCGGCGGGGATGCTGTGCGGGAGGAGAGGCACGGTGGCTCCAGTGGCGGGTGCGGGGCCGGGCGCCGTGCAGGGCGCCCGGCAGAGGCAGGTATCAGGACTTGGCGAGGGCGGCATAGGTGAGGGCGGCGTCGACGCCGTCGCGCCAGATGGAGGCGCTGGCGGTGTCCCACGCAGCGGCCAGGTGCTCGGGGACGGGGACCCCGCGGTACGCCTGCGGCGCGCCCTGCTCGGCAGGCACGAGGTCCTTGTCAGCGGCAGGGGGCTGGGGGGAGTCGGCGGCCTTAGCGTCCTCCCGGCGTGCTCGCAGGGAGGTCTGCCAGCGGTCGACGAGGACGATCTCGCGTGCGATGAAGGCGATCTGCCGCGTGGGGTATCCAGCCGGAACGTCCCGCCCCTTGATGGCGAGGGGGTCGGTGAACCCGGCCTCGTCGTAGTCCTCGCCGGTCGCCTCCGTCCAGAGGTGTCGGGCCTCCTGGATGGCGCTCAGTGAGATGAAGCGCTGGATGTCGACTCCGGCACAGAGGGGTTCGCCCGTGACCTCCTCATGGTCGAGGGTGACCGTGAGGGTGCTGCCGGTGGCCTCGTGCTGGACGCCGTTCCAGCACAAGCCCTCGTACTCGCTGGTGATCCGGCGGACGGCGCTGGCAGCGGGGCCGTCTTCGTAGTTGACGCGGATGACGGAGTTGCCCCCTGTGGCGGTGGTGACCCGGAAGCGGACGCCGGGGAACTCCCGGGTGAGCCGGTCCTTCAGCGCGGTGGCGACGTGGGGGGTGGCGATGTACTTGCTCATGAGGTGCTCCGTTTCTTGATGTTGGGGCCGGGTGGGGCGAGTCAGCGTTCGGTGTGCAGGACGAGGGAGATGCCGCCGCCGAACTTCAGGGCGGCCGAGCCGCGGGCGCGGGAGTCGGCCATGAGGGCCTTGAGGCGGACCGTGTGGGCGCCGATGACGCCGATGCCCTGCGAGGTGAGGAGGTCCACGTAGGCACGCTGGACGTCGGCGGGGGTCTCGCCGGTGCGGCACTGCATGGGCTGTCCGGGGCGGATGAGGATCATGCGGTACATGGCGGGCTCCGTGGTCGTGGCGGTGCGGGCGGGAACCGGCGGGTCAGAGGGTCGCGGTGGTGCGCAGCGTGAGCGCGGCCCCGCCGTCCAGTTGGAGGGCGGCGAAGCCGTCCCTCTCGGCCTGTGAGCAGGCGGCCACGACGAGGGCGACGAGGCGGCCTGTGTCCGTGTCGGTGATCTGCACGTCCTGCGAGTCGAGCAGGTCCCACAGGGCGGTGCGGACGTCTGCGCAGGTCTCGCCCTGGCGGGGCTCCGGGGACTGTCCGGGGCGGATGAGGAGCATGCGGAACACGGCTTCTCCGGAGGGGCGGGGCCGGGCGCCTGCTGCGCCCGGCCGGGCTGGCGAGGGGTCAGGCGGCGAGGGTGCGGGGGAAGTCGGCGCGGCCGTTGTTGAAGTCGGCGACCAGCTGGGTGGCGTCGGCCTTGAACGTGGTGCGGGTGGACTTGCGCGGGGCGGCGAGGCCGCGGGCCGCGTAGTCCAGGGCGACCTGGGTGTTGTCGAGCACCGACCGGCCGGGGGTGCGGGTGATGATCACGCGGCCGTAGATGCCGGAGGGGAGGGTGCGCAGCCACGTCTTCTCGGCGTCGGCGGCCTTCGCGAAGTCCTTGGCCTGCCGGTCCATGTCGGCGTGGCGCAGGGCGTGGGCCTCGATCTCTTCGACGGCGGGGAGCTCGTCGGCGTCCAGGACGCGGTCGGCCTCCGGGGCCGGGGTGAGGGACGTCTCGCCGAGGCGGCGGGAGATCTTCTCGACGGTGCGGGAGGCGGCGACGGCGGTGCGCAGGCCCAGGCGGGTGAGTCGGCGCTCGGCGCGGCGGGTCTCGCGGCGGGCGGTGGTGGCCTCGCCCTTCAGGGCGCGGGCGGTGGCGGCGAGGTCGGCCAGCTTGGCCTCGCGGGCGGCGACGGTGCGGCGGGCGGCTGCCACGCGGCGCCCGGCGCGCTCGGCGGCGCGCAGCGCCTTGCGGGCCTCCGTGAGGCGGGCGCGGGCCGCCTTGGTGCGGGCGGCGGCGCGCTCGGCCTGGCGGGCGGTGCGGGACTCCTCGCGGCGGGCGGCGGCCGCCGTCTCCTCGGCCTCGGCGAGCTGAGCCATGAGGCGGGCGGACTTGATGGTGCCGGTCATCGCACTGTCCCTCCGTCGTAGTGACGGGCCCTCGCCCGTCCTGACACCCCACACGTTAACCAACTCAACTTGGCCAAGTCAACTTGGCCAAGCAGATTTGGTCTAGCGTGTCGCGGCAGGGACCGCAGATGAGGGGCAGAACGACGAAGCGCCCCGCCCCCACACCCGGGGACGGGGCGCCAGCGAGGGCGGCCGCTACGCCGTGCCGTCGGCCCTGCGCACGGACTGCCAGAAGGCGCGCTCGGCAGTGGTGGCGTACTCGTGAAGGCCGACAGGGGCGATACCGGCGTCGGCGGTGACGACTCCGTACCGTGCCGTAGCGCCGCGGTTGACGCGGAAGGTCCATCCGGCACGCACGCCGTCGGGCCAGTGGAAGGACTGGAGGGAGTGCGCATTCGGGTGCACGTGCAGAACGGCCCGCCGGGCCCGCGCCTGAGCCGAGGTAGGCATCTGCTCTTCAGGCCGATGGGCGAACACGCACAGAGAGGAGCGCAGCATCGTCTCCGTCACCCATCCCCGGGAGCGGAGCCGGTCCGCCAGGCAGTCGAGGGCGACGCCGCTGAGGGGCTCGCTGTATCGCACGGCCCGGCCCCCTTCCAGCCAGTACACGGCCACGCGCCCGGCCGTGCGCGGATCGACGACGTAGCCGCGTACGTGGCGCTCGCCCTCCTCGGGCTCCACGAGGTCGTGACGGTCGGTGAGGGTGGCGACAGCGAGGCCGTCGAGGGCCTGGCGGGCGGCAACGACGTCGGGATGGTCGGCGTTCCGTGGTGCGCAGCCCTGAGCGGTGCCGTCATGGGTGACGACGACGCCCTCCAGGGGGCGACCGGCTCCGGCCGCAGGTTCCTGCGTGGCCGTCGCGGCAGGCGCGGCCGCCGGGGCGCCGGGCAGGACCCAGAACTTGGCGGCAGCGCCCCAGAGATACACCTCCCGGCCGTTCTCGTCCGTGCCGTAGCGGACGCTGCCGCGCATCTCCAGGCGGGTGATGGTGAGCGGCCGCCCGGTCACCTGCTTACGGTCGCCCGCCGGACGGAAGGCGCCTCCCTCACCCTCCTCCCCGTACAGCCTGAAGGGGGTGGCCACGCCCTTCAGGGTGCGCCACTCCGGCCCATCCGGAAGGGGGGACTCGGCGGCGGCGGCAGGCTCTTCCCTGGCGAGCCCGAGCCGCTTCAGGTCGGCGTCGCTGGCCGCCAGGGACTTGCTGCAGAAGTTGTATCCGTGAGCCTTGGCCTTCGCCTGCTCCTTGGCGGCGGCGATGGTGTCGTGCGCCCCTACGAGAGTGGCCGCGACGCGGCATTCGCAGGCGACGTGAATCAGGGCCCGGAGTTCCGTGATCCCGCTGTGGGGCTTCCTGTACGCGCGGACCGCGACACGAATGACCGGCGGCTGCGACTGCTCGGTCGTGGCGGGGGACTGCGTCATGCGTGCCTCCTGTGGCCCTTGCCGGGCTGGTGCCCGGCTGACACAGAGACATTAACCAACACGGCTTGGCCAAGTCAAGTTGGCCAAACCGTGTTGCCTCATGGATGCGGCACGCCCGGGCGCGCACTGCGCAGGCTTCCTTGGCCAAGTCCACTTGTGTAAGACTGCGGGCATGACCGACTACACGCCGAGCCAGGACCTGACGGACGCACTGGCCGACCTCAAAAAGGCGCAGGCGCTGGTGGATGAGTGCCGCGCGAAGGCGCACGCCGCCGTCGCCGCCGACCTCAAGGCCAATCCAGACGTCAGCGTGACCGTCATGGCACGGCACGTGCCGTGGACCGACGAGACCCTGCGCCAGATCGCCCGGGCGCACGACGTCCCGCTGAAGAGGAAGCCGACGGTCGGGAAGAACGCGCCCCGGAAGCCAAGGAAGCCTGCGCCCAAGGCGAGCTGATAGCGAGCTCGGACCGCCGGCATGCCGCCCGCACCGCGGCGAGATCCCCGGCCGTATCGAGGCGGGCGACCACCTCGCCCGCCAGGGCAGCGCCGGGATCGTTCACGCTCCCCATGAGCCAGTATTCAGCGTCGACCGCGGGCGCCGCGGTTGTAACCAGAGCTGGCCGCCTGCCGGGCCGTGGCGCGGCCGATGTTCCGGAGCTGCTCGGGGAGGGCGGCCACGTCCTCGAAGGAGAGGCGCAGCTGAGTGGCGTTCGGGTGCGGTGCTCCGGTGCGCTGGTGATAGTCGGCGAGGAGTTCGGCCAGGAGGGCGTGGAGACGGGCGACGCGTGGCTCGGCGAGCGGGTCAGCGGACACCTCGGTGTATCCGGCCCGTCCGAGATCGCCACGGACCTGGATAGGCGCGCCGCATTCCGTGCTGGCCCAGCGGCCGGTCTCAGAGTCCTGCGCTGCGGGCGCGAGGTGGGTGATCCATTCGCTCGCGTCCGCGTCGAATTCCTGGCCCGCCTCTTCCCAGTGGTGCCCGTCGGGCCCCCGCCACATCGTCGTCATGGTGCTCTCCTTGAGGGCTGGGCAGGCGGTCAGAGGATGCGGGCCATGATTCCGGCCAGGACGATGACGATCATGAAGGTGCCGACGATCAGCTGCCCCACGGGGACGTCGGTGAAGCGGAAGGGCTCCGGCTCGATGACGCGCTCGCCGTCGGGGATGTGTCCGCCGTGGAACTGGCGGCGGTGGACTCTGCGCTCGTCGGCGAGCGCTCCGCGGGTGAGCACGGGGGGCGACGTGGTGCGGCACTGGTCGCACCGGTAGCGGTAGCTCATACCCGACCCCTCCCTTATTTCAGACCGGCTCCATGATGCTCGATATGGCGCCTCTCTGTACCTGCCTCGTCACGACCCGTCGCGGGCTGCTCGTTCAGGAAAGACGTTCGACCTTCCACGCGGCAGGCCCTTCGTGGGGGGCGCGGACGAGTCGGCGCCCCATCCTCCGCTCTTCCTCGGTCCACGGCACCGCCCCCTCTCCCTGCTCCGTTGGCGGCGTTGTTGGCGTTGGCGTTGGCTGCTGGCCTGCAACAACACCGGTTCCCTGGGGTGGCTCCTGGAGAGGGGGGAGGGGCGGGAAGTCGTCGCGGTGTACGCCGGGCCCGTTCCCGGCCGCCGCGCGCACCCCTGGGCGGGAGGGGATCTGATCCCGTTCCAGCACCCTCTTCAGGGCCCGGGTGTCGGGTAGGGCGAGGTGGTCGCGCAGGGTGGTGTGGAGCACTCCCCGGCCCTCTCCCACGAGCCGGTGCAGGGCGCGGATCACGGCCTCTGGAGAGGGGTCGGGGACGGGGGCCTTGTCGACGTCCGCAGCCTGGTCTGCGGGGGGCGTGCCGGGGGCCTGCGGCGGGGTGTCGGCGGAGGGCGCTTCGGGGGCGGTCGTGCGGCGCCAGAGGCTGCCGCCGAACCTCACGGTGATGGAACGCTTCGACTTGACCTTGCTCACACCCCCCTTGGGGCCGGGGGCGATGGTGGGGAGGGGGAGGCGGCCAGTGCCCGCCAGGACGACGGCCAGGGCCACGGCGGCGCACACCGCAGGGACGGCCACGGGGTGGGAGAGGGGCGCTCGGGCCAGGGCGTAGGCGATGAACCCGGTGGCGGCAAGGCGGGCTCCGACGCTGCCGCGTTTGCCGATGCGGCCGAAGACCCATCCGAAGATGACCGCCAGAAGCCGGTACACGCCGAGGCCACAGACGCGCAGGAAGATGCGGATGGACGGACTCTGGCAGGCCTCGACGGCGAGAGGCCCCAGTTCGGCGAGGGGGCGCGGGTCGGCGTAGGGGCGCAGGTCGGGCATGGCGAACGCGCGGCGGCGAGGCTCCTCCCCTGCCTCGCCGCCGTCGTACGCCTGGTCCTCGTCGTGCTCGGCGTCGCCCTGCGGGGCGCATGCCGGCGGCTCACCCGCAGTCGGCTGCTCGTCACCGGCCGCGCCGGGCTCGGTCATGAGCTGGCGATCCGCTCAGCGATGTCGGCAATCCTGTCGGCGAGCACGCCCTGGCCGCCGCCCGCGTGGGAGGCCACATACCAGTAGGTGATGCCCATCATGGAGACGCCCCGCAGGGTCATCTTCTTCCACAGAGCCATCACGATCATGATGACGCCGAGGGCGGCGAGCGTCAGCTTCGGGAACGCTGCGGTGATCAGGCCGACGATGTCGTGAACCACGGCATTGACGATGGAGAACGGCCAGTCGGCGACGGCGAAGGAGGCGCCCGCCACCAGGGACAGCAAGAGGCACCATCCCCAGGAGAGCGACTTGATGTGCCCCCCTCCGTCTGCCGTGCCGAAGAAGAGGATGGCGGAGAGGATGGCGGCGAGCCCGAAGGGGCCGACGGTGCCGATGAGACTCACAACTGGTCCTTTCGGGATCAGGCCGGGATGACGTCGGTGCCGTACAGGGGGACACCGACGAGGAGGGAGGCGAGGGGGATGCGGGCGGGCAGGGCGAAGGGCGGGATCCAGCCGCGGGTCCGGTAGTCCCACATCCAGACGCCGAGGGTGATGACGTAGCCCGCGAAGGCGCCCGGATCGGTCCACGAGTCGCTGGTTGCAGCGAGGTACGCGGTCTCGGCGGTGAACCACTGCGGGACGCCGAGGGCGAACCCGGCGGTGATCGCGGTGCCGTTGTAGAGGAACCAGCAGGTGCGCCGGTCCAGGCCCTGCCACCAGTCGATCAGCGACTGCCGGGGGGCGGGCCTGGGCTTGCGGTAGGAGGGGCGGCGGTAGGTCTTGCCGGAGCCTCGGAGGGTCCAGTGACGGCGGAGGAGGGCGGGAACCCGGCCGTCGGCCGTCTCGTCGCCCTGGTCCTCGTCGTCGGTGTAGCCGTCGGGGACTTCGAGCTGGGTTTCGCAGTCGCTGCACCAGTAGGCGACGAGCTCCCCCGTGGGGCGGGCGCGGACCGGGTGCGGCTCCGGGTGGCTGCACGCGGGGGCGCCCTCCTTGGCCACCTCCTCGTGCTGCTCCCCCGGCGGCTCCGCGCTGAGGGGCGGCTTGGGCGCCCACCAGGGAGGAATCCGGTCCGTCGTCGCCGGGCCGGGAGCGGGGCCTGTGGCGGGTGGCGCCGCGGGCGGCTCGGGGTCCGGGGCACCCTCCGGCTGGGGGGCGCTGTGGCCAACGGGGCGGGCATCCATCGCGTTGAGGTAGCGGCGGATCAGGCGCTCGTGCGGGCCGGGGGTCACCGTCGGTGGCCTTCCTGGTAGGGCGGCAGCAGGTGCGCCACGGTGTGGATGTTGGGGCGGCGCGGGTGCGGCACCCGGTGGGCGTCGAGATGGCGGAGGACGGCGCAGATGTCGTCGGCGGGGACGATGCGGATGCCGTCGAGAACCAGCTGGAAACCGGGAGTGAGGGGGCCGACCATGACGGCGACGGGGATGACGTCGACGCCCAGGAGGCGGGCGACGGTGCGGGTCTCGTGGTGCAGGCCGTCGAGCCGGTGGGTGACGTCGCGGTCGCCGTGCCACAGGCGGCCGTTGACGATCTGGAGCCGGTAGCGGGCGCTCCACTGCTTGGCGTCCAGGACGTACGCGCAGCCGCGTGGTGAGAGGGCGAAGACGTCGACGTCCGCGCGGCCGGTCGGCAGGGCGCGGCTGTAGAGGAAGTTCCAGCCTTCCCCCTCGAGCTCGGTGAGGAGCGCGGCGACGTACCGCTCCCCCGCCGCGCCCGCCGCGCAGTTGTCGGCCTGGCGGCCGCGCCGGGTGCGGATCCCAAGCGCGGACGCCAGGCGGACGGCGGGTGTGCGGAGGCGGCGGGCGCGCGCGGCCGGGGCGGCGCCCGGGCTGCCCGCGCACCGCCCCCGTCCCCGGCGCCGGGGGCGCGTGGGGACGGGGGCGTACAGGACGGCTGCTGCCAGGCCGAACATGATGACCACGGCGAGGGGCCCGATCTGGAGAGTCCAGCCGAGCACGGCGAGAGCGGCGACGGCGGCGAGTGCCGCAACGGCTGTCATGCCGACCTCCGCGCCTTGAGCTGCCTGTCGACCTCTCGGTCACGGGTGCGGCGCACCGTGTCGGTCAGCGTGGGCCGGTCGCCGTTGGCTTGGCGCACGGCGTCGGTCATGTCCAGCAGCTGCTCGGGGGTCAGCGGCTCTTTGCCGAAGGTCTCCGGGTGCTCGGCGAGGTAGCGGCGGACGGTCCCGGCGATGCCCTCCCCGATCGGTGTGACCGGCGGTGTGCCGCCCTGCTGCTCGCCCGTGCCGCCGGTCGGGGCGGGGACGGGAGGGACGGCCGGTGCGGACGGCTGCCCGGACGGCGGCGCGGCCGGGGTGGGCGGCTGCACGGCCATGGAGGGGGCGTGCTGCGGAGCGGCGGCGGCCGGAGCGGGCGCCGGGGCAGGGGCCACCGGGGCGCTGCCGGCAGCAGGCGCGGACGCTGCCGGATGCTGTCCGGACGGCCCATCCGGGCCGGGGTCCGGCGCGGTCACCTGCTGTTGCTGCACCATGGCCAGCATCGCGTCCGCGGCGTCGTACTCCACACCGCCGACGGCGCGCGTGTACGCGGCCTGGGAGTTCAGCCGACGCAGGCGGGTGGCGAGGCGGGCGCGCGCCGTGACCTCCTGCTCCCGGTCCGCGACCCACTGCTCAACCCCCTCGTCGAGCTCGACGCGGTACAGGCTCATGACGAGGGTGATCAGGCCCTTCGACAGCAGATCGACACAGGCGCCGACTGCCCCGGCCGCCCGCTGGTCCAGCACGTAGCCGTAGGTGCCGACGGCCGCCATGCCGATGCCGAGCGCGATCCAGCTGGCGACCTGCGGCACCCGGGCCGCCCGCGTGTTCGTACGCTGCAACCACTCCACGCCCATGCAGCTCAGCCAAGTCAGGCTGAAAACCACGCCGACGGTGTAGGCCAGTCCGGCAGGGATGATCCGGGAGAGCAGGCCGCCGATGCTGCCGGTCGTGGCGCAGATCGCGAGGACGGTGATGCCGATGGTGACGGTGACGACGCCCCGGAGGATCACCTCGTCCCAGTCACGCGGCGGTACGCGCTCCCAGGCGTCGTACGGCACCTTCCGCGTGGACGGGATGCCGTTGATGACGGTCGTCTCGTCCCGCTCACGGCGGGCCTTGCGGTACTTCACTCCGGGGATGCGGGGCTGCTGGTCCTCAGCCATCGGGAACGCCCTTCGAGCTGGTCCTTGAGGTACAGGTGAGCGGCCGGGCCCCCGGGGAGGGAGCCCGGCCTGACGGATTCAGTCCTTGAAGAGGTGGCGGGGGAAGGGCTGTCCGGCGGCGTCGCCGTCGCGGACGACGCGGGCGCGGTGCGAGGCGCGCCGCTTCTGCGCGGCCTTCTCGTCGTCCGCCTTCTTCTTGTCGCTCATCTGCCGGGCGAGGGCGTGGTCGTCGCCGCCCCGCAGGGAGCGGGCGAAGTCACGGAAGCCCATCAGCCGCACCCCTTGGTGTAGGAGCGGAAGCGGGCGGCCTCAGCGCGGAACGCGGCGATCGCGGGGAGGCGGCTGAGGTCCGCGATGCCCCGGCCCTGGAGGCCGAAGCGGCACTCGACCGCGGCCACGCACTCCACGTACGCGCGCGCTCCCGGCTGCCCTGGGGCGGGAAGGCTCTCGTCCGAGCTGCCGAAGACGGCCAGGCGCAGCGCGGTATCTGGCGTGAGCCGGACGTCGGCCTCCATGGAGTCAGCGGCGGTGTCCAGCGCGGTGGCGTACTCCGTGTAACTCATGAGCGGGGCACCCCCGCACGCTTCTCCGGGCGCGGCGCCGGGACGCGGCCCGACTCGCCCGTACGGCGAGGGCCGGGGACGGGCAGCTTCGGGATGGCGGGCTCGTTCGCGTCGTCCCACTCGAAGCCGAAGCGACGGGCGGCCTCCCCCAGCTCCCCGGCGAACACGCCCCGCGTGACGCCCGTGTAGACCGCGGGCGCCGCGTCGTGGGCGAGGCGGGCGATCCTGCTAGTGCCGCCGTGGTAGCTGCGCCCCGCGTACTCGTACGCTCGTGCGCCGATCGCGGTGACCAGGCTGAGCTCGTCCACCTCGGCCTCGGGCCGCTCGGTGCGGTACGTGTACGCGACCGAGGCGAGCACCCAGCCCGCCGCGTTCGTCTGTTCGTCGGTGACGCCCCGGGACTCAGCGGGGCGGAGATCAGTACGCTTGCTCACAAGCGTCACTCCCTGTCCAGTCAGGTTGTGGCGTGGTTCCCGGACGTGTGCGACCACGGCCGGGGTTGGGCGGTGCCCGGTGTGCGACCACCGGGCACCGCCGCTTTCAGCAGCCCCGACCTCCGTGTGCGACCACGAGGGCCGGGGCTTTGTGCTGATAGGAAAGGTAGCAACTTATTTGCGTTCGCGCTAATAGGTTGGAGAGGATGTCGTCATGGCCGACCCCCCGCAGGGGACAGCGCGACAGCAGGAGGAGGTGGCGAGGTTGGTCAGCATCCCGGAGATGCCCGGCCTCTTGGAGGCCGCCGGGCTCAAGAGCGTTGGTGCTCCACGCATTCGCCAGCTGGCCGCCGATCCGGACTCGGGCTTCCCTACGCCGGTCTACGAGCGCGGGCGACTGCGACTATGGGACTGGTCGGCCGCCCTGGACTTCTTCCGGACTCGGGTCGTGGAGCAGGGAAAGCGGACCGACCTCCTGCGGAAGCGGGAGCCGCATGAGGCTCCTCGCGACGGCACAGACGACAGCTAAGGAGCGCACCCCATGGGCACGTCGAGGCTCTACGTCCCCGATGGGGAACGCAGGGCCATCAGGAGTTCAGCGCGATGCTCGACCGCCTGGGCATCGAGAGCCATCTCGTGCTGGACTCCAGCGGCAGCCCAGTCGTGGCGCTCTCCGAGGCGGGGATGAGGCAGCTCGGGGCGTGGTTCGCCGATCACGGGGATGCAGCTCAAGCGGCGGCTATCCACCGGGCGCTCGACGCTTGACCCCTGAGACACACGCGAGCCCCGACCGGTTGATGGACGGTCGGGGCTCACGCATGAGGTTACCGACGGCGCTCAGTCGTCGGCCGATATCCCGAAGGTGCGCGGCGATCGTACCGCACGCTCATGTCCAGACACGGAGCGTGTCCGGGCGGGTGCCCGCGATGGTGACGGCGGTGCCGGCATGCCCCTGGTGCGGTCGACTGCATGGAACGACGTGCGGCCGGGGAGCCCCCGACCGCACGTCGTGGTTGCCCGGTATGAACTGCTCGCTGCTCACCGGGTCCGTCGTGGTGGTGGCCCGTACGGCGACTCCCATGCCGGGCGCCCTTGGCGGCTGGCATGGGCCTTCTGCTGGTTGAGCTGCTCGAAGGCGCGGACGAGGTCGACCACCGCAGTGGTGAGGGCCCTGAGGTGCGGCTGGGCTGCCTGGATCATGGCGCGGAGGGGCGCCATCGCTTCTTCGGCCAGTGCCAGGGCCTCGGCGTCGACGAGGTGGGTGTGGGGGCCTGTCTCGTTTCGTTGACGGTGGACGACGGCTCGGCAGGCCTCGGCGTGGGTCAGGTTGTGGCGGCTGATGAGGCGGCTGACGAGGAGCAGGGCGGCGTGGGCGCGCCTCTGGTCGCGGGAGGTCATCTCTGGTCCTTCCTGGCTGTCCTAGCCCCCGGTACTCCCCCGGTACTCGTCGAGCGCCTGCTTGACTTGGTCCTGGCTCCAGTCGGCGGAGTGCCACCACTCCACGGCCTGCCAGACGTTGCGCAGTCGTTCCAGCCGGACAGTGGCCCGGACCTCGGACTGCCGCAGGATGAGGAGGAGTTCCTCGGTCTCGCGCGCGGCGTCTGCGGCGTAGCCCAGGTGCGCGAGAGTCTTGGACATCCTTTCGATGTTGGGCATCTGGTTGACGAGATCAGTGAAGTCCAGGGCCCGGCACAGGTAGTCGTACGAGCCGCCGCTCATCTGTGGCCTGCTTCCTTGAGACGGTGCTGGTTCATGGTGCTGTCCGGATGCTCCGGCCTCCCGGAGGTCCGGACAGTGTCCTGGCCGGTCACCGTGGCTGTGACGGTGTGTCCGCGGGTGGAGTGTCCGGATGTCCGGACGGGCTGTCCGGGCAGTCGGATTCCAGGTCTGTCCGGATGGCTTGCTCGGCGAGGATCGCCGCGACGGCCCGGCATACCCGCTCGTACTGTTCGGGGTACGTCGGCGTCCGCGGGCCGGGCACCGCGACGGCGTCCCAGAGGGCGTCCGCCTGCTGCACGGTCAGCCCGTCTCTCGCATCGGCGGCTGCGCGGGTGACAGTGACGCGTTCACCGCAGCGCAGCTGGAGGGTTTCGCGGTCGGTCACTTCAGCCACCAGGAGGGCGCGTGCTGGGTGATGAGGTCGAGGAGCCAGGGCGGCCGGTGCGGGACGGGGAGGGCCCAGGAGTCGGGGTCTGCGGGGGTGGTGACGAGGACGGTGGGCGGGCGCCCGGTGGACACCTGCCAGGTGATCGTCAGCTCGTTGTCCGGGCCGTTGCAATCGAGTTCGGCGAGGCGTTCGGGGGTGATCCGGAAGCGCTTGATCTCGTGTCGCAGCTCGTCGATCAGCTCGGTGGTGATGGTCATCGCGGGTTGTCCTCCGTGGTGTTGGACGCTTCATGGGCGGGCTGCGGGCGTACGGGGGCGGTGGGCTTTCCGGCGTCGTACTGCCACAGCGGGTGATCTGGGCGGGCGGTGACGGCGACCATGGTCAGGAGGCGGGTGGCCATGCGGTCGAGGACCTCGTGGTCGAGGTCGACGGGGTAGGGGGTGCAGTTGTCGAGGGCGTGGGCGAGCGCGCCGGGGGTCATGCCGGGCTTGCCGGTGACCAAGGCCTCGTCCCACTGGAACCCGCAGCACATGCAGTGCCGCTCCAGCCGCTCAGGGAGCGGGCCGCGGCGCACCTGGATGCCGTTCCAGTCGTCGATGAGTGCCCGGGTCGAGGCCCGGTAGAAGGTGAACGCCCCGGAGTTGCTGCACTTGATGCAGTCGACGTGCTCGCCGGAGTACGGCGGAAGGATGCCGCGGTCGTCGGCGGGCGGCCCTGTGACGGGTTCCGTGCTGGTGTGGGTCACTTCGGGGTTCCTCCTTCTCGTGGGGCGCCGCAGCGGTGGCGCTCCCGGTGGGGGTCGTAGTCCGGGGCCGGGTGTGGCTGCTGTGGGGAGCGGGCGGCGCGGAGCCGGTTGCGGGTGCGGACCGGGTGGACGACCCACAGGGCTGTGAGGGCGAAGGTCAGGACGAGGGCGGCCGGGATGGTGGCCGCGGTGAAGGCGGGGCGGGCGGCCTGCTCGTCGGCCCAGTCGGTGAGGCGGTGGCCCAGGCGTACGCCGTGCACGGCGAGTGCGCCACCGGCGGCCCCGGCGGGCAGCGCCACGGCGGCCGCGAGTGCCAGCTGGTCAGCGTTCACCGGCGAGCCTCCTGCGGCGGGGCGGCGAGCGTGACGGCGCGGATGATGGCGGTGGCGAGGGAGTCGATGTCGCCGATGCACATGGCGCAGTCGTCGTCGAAGACGTGGCCGCCCTCACCGTGGGGAAAGCGCAGGCCGGGGATGGTGGGGACGCCGTCGCGAACGGTGGTGACCAGGACCGTGGCGACGCGGTCGTGGAGGGTGGGGGTCAGGTCGCGCTGCTCCTGGTCGTCGTCGCTGACGCCGGGCGCCATGTGGTCGATGAGCTCCAGGAGCACGGACGCGGCGAGGTTCAGGGGGCGGTCACGGAGGTGGCTGTCGCCGGTGCGGGCGCCGCTGGGGCGCGCCCATTCCTGGCACTGGCGGCGTACGGCGCGCAGCGTGCGCATGAGGCGCGCCTCGGCGTCGGGGGGTTCCTGCTGGCCGCCGCAGGTGACTTGGGATGGGTCGGACGTGACGCTGTGGCTGGCGGGCAGGCGGATCAGGTGGCTGTCGCAGCACCCTGTGCGCTCGCTGCCCAGTGGCGGGCAGGCGTGGGTGGGGTTGGTCATGACGTTTCGCTCCCGTCGTGCATGAGGCACCAGTCGTCGTGCGCGGTCCCGGCTGAGGTCCAGTAGCGGTCGCAGCCGCAGGGGGTACGAGTTGCTCGGCGCGCTTGGAGGCAGGCGCGCAGGCGGGCAAGTGGGCGGCCCGGGCGGGGGCGCGCGGCGGCCGGGGCTGCGGCGGCGCGGTTGGCCTCCCGGGCCACGGCCGCGAGGAGCAGCGTGGCGACGGTGTAGGCCGCGGCGGCGAGCGGGAGGCGTCCGGTGCCCAAGCCGTAGCCGCCCACCGACACCGCGGCGATGGCGGCGAGCACGAAGACGGTGACGAAGGCGTGCCCGGTGGAATTCATCGGGGCCGCCTGCGGTACGCGCGGGCGCCGTGGTGGGCCGTGCGGGCGGCGAGCGCGCACAGGAGCGGGGAGGCCAGCAGGGCGGCGAGGAGAACGGTCACAGGGCAACCGGGCCCTTCTCGTCGACCCGCACGAGGTGCTGGTCGCAAAGGGCTAGCGCCTCCTTCAGCAAGCTCCGGCACACACACCGTTCACGTGGACCGTCGACGACGGTCTGATCGACGTGCCAGACGGACCTCTTGTTGGTGCCCGCGTAGATGATCGTGGGGCCGTCGTCGGTCACAGCTCTCGTGCGTTCGCCCCGCGCTTCGACGTCCAGGGCGTGAGCGATCAGGGCGCGGCACACCTGGCGCTCCGCTGGTTCGGTCGGTGCTGCAATGTCGATTCGCGTGATCGTCAGCGAGTCGTCCGCCATGTCGGGGAGGTAGAAGAGTGCGGGCCCGGAGGTGGCGAGCTGGGCGGCGAGGAGAACGGTCACGGGGTGTCTCCTTCGTGCTGGTCGAAGATGGCTGCCGCGAGGTCGACGGCGGCCTGGCTGAGGGAGTCCTGAACGAGGCCGCCGTCCTGGTGGACGGACTCGAAGGCCTCGTGCAGGACGGATGCGACGGCTCTGCCGGCATGCGGGTCGAGGGCGGCGATGTACGCCGCGTCGGCGGCGGCCTGTGTGTTCCCGGCTGGGCCGGTGCGTGCGACGCACTCCGTCTTGTGCTCTCCGCCGGTGATGAACTCGACGCCGAACAGCCCGTCGCCGACCGTTGCGGGCGTTCCGGCAGGCGCCCACCGGCCTGGGGTGGCGGAGTTGGCCAGGGCGAGCAGCTTGGCCTCGGCGTCGCGCAGCAGCTCGTCGGCACGCGGCCGCGGGGTCGGCATCGTCTCGCCGAGGACTACCCGCAGGGTGCGGTCGGTGCCCGAGCAGCCGGGGCAGTAGTCGCGGCCACCTGTGTGCCTCCAGCCGTACGCGGCGCCGATCGTGCGGGCCTCGCTGGTGGTGAGGCCGTGCGTGAGCAGGGACGCGGCGCAGCCCGAGAAGCCGCGGATCGTGTTGCAGTGCAGGGTGATGCGGACGCTCACGGGAGGATGTGGCCCTTCTCGTCGGCCCGGACCGGGGCGCCCTGCTCGCAGAGGTCGAGGGCGTAGCGCAGGAGGCTGCGGCACAGGGCCCACTCGCGTGAGTCGCTGACGGTGGTCTGGTCGACGCGCCACAGCGACTGTCTGTCGCTGGCGGCGTAGATGATCGCGGGCCCGTTGTCGGCCACCGTGGTGTTCTCCTCGTGCCGCACCAGGACGTTGAAGGCGTGGCCGAGGAGGGCCTTGCAGAGGACGGCCTCCCGGGGGTCCTCAGGGACGATGTGGTCGATGCTGGTCACGGTCACCGTCTCTTCTTCGAAGCTGCTGACGAAGAAGAGGGCAGGCCCGGAGTCGGCGAGGTGGTTGAGCGCGCGCAGCTGGCCCTCGAGGGAGCGGCCGACGTGGAAGACGCTGCTGGCACGGAGCCACTGCATGCGGTCGGGGCCGGGGTCGGCGCCGGGCGGGGGGAAGGCCACGGCGCGTACCCGGTCGAGTTCGATCTCCGTGACGATGCCGACGAAGGGGGGCGTGGGCGCGTCGTCGGTGTCCGTGGTGTGGCCGATGGTGTCGCCGATGCGGATGGTGCGGCCGACGGCGTCGCAGGTGCTGATCAGTTGCACGGGGGTGCCTTTCGGAGGAGGAGAGCGGGACCGAAGCCGATCCAGCGGGGCAGGCCGGGGTGCGCGATCTGGCCGGTCTGGGCTGCGGCGCAGTCGATGACCCGGCGGAGAGACACGCGACGCTCCATCGGGCAGTGCTCGCGACGGTCGACGTCGGTGAGGACCGGGCGGAGCGGGTATGCCTCGATGCGGGTGCGGCCGCGGCAGGTGATGCTGCTGTGCCGGTCTCCGATGTGGAGCCAGTCGGCGGCGTCGAGACGCGCTGTGATGGCGCGGCTGTCGACCCGGTCCCCGAGGATGTGGCCCCCGTCGGTCCAGGCATGCCAGGTTCGGCATCCGCCGCCGGGCGGGTAGAAGGCGATACCGAGGTAGGTCTCGGGCGGGAAGCCGTCGGCGATGCTGTTGACGACGGCCTGCTCCACGGGCTTCGGGTCGCTGCCTGCCGGGGCCTGGAGCGTCGCGACGTGGGTGACGGTCATGGCGGGTCAGAACTCCTTCAGAGGGCGGACGGTCTTCGCGGGCGCGGCAGTCGCAGGGCCGAGGAGCCCGGCCTGCCAGGCGATGGCGACGGCGTGCGCGCGGGTGTGGGCGCCGAGGAGCTTGCGGAGGCGGCGCCGGTGCTCGTGTGCGGTGGCGCGGCTGATGTGCAGCTCGGCGGCGATCTCGTTCAGGGACAGGCCGCGCGCGGTGCCCTCCAGGACCTCCATGAGCCGCGGGGTCAGGTAGGTGGGGCGTGGCCGCCGCTCTGTGGGGAGGGCGGTGAGGTAGCCGTGCTGGTATGCGAAGTCGACGAGCTGAGGCTGCGGGCGCCTCTTGAGGCCGGTGCGGGCGGCGGCGCGCCGGATGAGGGTGCGCACTGCGGCCGGGGAGGTGTGCAGGTCGGAGGCGATGCGCAGGGTGTCGTGGCCGCGCGCGAGCCCGGCGATGACGAGGAGTTGGCCGCGGGTGAGACGAGGAGTCGGCTGGCTGGTCACGGGGTCGGGTCCTCTCCGGCGCGTGCCGCGCGCTCTTCGTGGTGGACAGCGGTAGCGGTGGCCACGGCCATGCGGAACAGGCTGAACAGGCCGTCGACGAGGGCGGTACCGTCGCCCAGCCCGGACTGTTTGACCAGGGCGATGAACAGGGCCGCGGCTGTGTCCTCGTCGCCGTTGGCCCAGGCGGTGACGAACTGGGCGGCGAACTTGATGTCGGGGCTGAAGTCGTCGACGCTGCCCGGCTCGTGCGTGAGGACGTGCTCAACGCGCATACCGAAGTGCGTGCCCGGGTTGTCGCGGCGCGCGATGTAGGAGGCGGCTTCGGCGAGCATGGCGGCCAGCGCAAAGGCGGGGCGCGGCCCCTCCTCGATCAACGGGTTGAGCATGATCGCGCCGCCCTTCAGGTCGCCTGCCACACCGCAGATCAGTGCGTCTTGCACGATGCGATGGGCTTCGGACGGTGTGATGCTGGTCATGCGGACTCCTGGGTGAGGGCGGGGTCGAGGCGGTGGTGGACGAGCGCGCGGGCGACGGTGCGGGCGCCGTGGCGGCGCATGGCCTCGCGCTGGCCGTACTCGGCGACAGTCCGGGCGACCACCTCCAGAGGCGCGTCGACGTCCTGCTCCTGGACCTCGGACTGGACCTGGCCACGGCGCCGGTACGTGGCGCACAGCAGGCACGTGCCGCCCGCGGTCGGGTCGACCGGGCCGCCGGGGTGACGCGGGCAGCGAGGGCCGGTGAGCGCGGCCCGGGCGCGGGTCAGCAAGCGGCGCGCCTGGTCGAGGTCAGCGGCGATCTCGTCGAGCTGCTCGGGGTGGGGGTCGAAGGCGGCGAGGTGATCGCCATGCGCACCGACTGCATGAAGCAGGCGGGCCAGGTCGGCGATGGTCTGGCGGATGGTGGTCATGCGTTCCTCGCTTCCGGGATCCCGAGACGCGCGGCTTCCTCGCGCCCCAGCTGCACGCAGTCCGGGCACCGGCCGCCGGGCTGACGGTCGCGGTAGTCACGGCCGCAGCTGCAGAGGCGGATGGGGGCGAAGGGGTCAGCGGGGCGCGAGGCGGGCGCCTGAGGGGTCGCTGACGGCTCTTCAGGGGCGCCGGGGACCGGCATCAACAGCGGGGCCTGGATCGGCCGCCTACGGCCCGCAGAGCGGCCGCGCTGGCCCGGCGCGGGGTCGCGGTGGCGTGAGCACCGGGTGGTGCCGGGCCGGGCGAGCGGTACACCGCACTCGGCGCAGCGGCCGAAGGGCCTGGCTTCTGCTGAGCGATCGGTCTTGTCAGTTCGGGCAGCCCCATCCACCTGAGGTTGAGGTCCTACCTCAGCCACCTCTTGGGGATCTTCCTGGTTACTACCTGGGTTGTTCGGGCCACTGTGGACCGAACCGGTCGTGCCACTGTGGCCCGAACCCGGTCGTGCCACTGTGGCCCGAACTTCTCCGCCCGGTTCGCGGTCGAGTTCGTGCCGCTGTGGACCGAACTGGTTCGTGCCACTGTGGCCCGAACTGCCGTCGCCCGGCTCCTCCTTGCGCGGGCGGGCGGTGGCCTTCAGGTGGTCGGCGGCGGCCCCCCAGCTCGGCCACGGGGTCACGACGAGGCGGTAGAGCGTCGGCTTGCCCCGCTTGCGCTCGCCCTCGACGACGACGACCCCGGCCCTGATGGCGGCCTCCAGGTAGCGGCGGGTGTCCTGCTCGCGGCACCCGGCGGCCTTGGCGAGGTCCTGAATGCGGATCACCGTGCCGTCCTGGAAGCGGAGTTGCCCCGACGATGCGGCCATGGACCGGAGCGCGTAGAGCTGGGTGAGGAAGCCGCCCTTCAGAGCGCGCGGCATCTGCCGCACCCACTTCCACGCCAGGGCGTTACCGAAGGCGTGCGCCAGGCCCCCCGCGGCCGGGGGCCGGTCGTCCGTCTGCTCTGTGCTCACGGGCGCCTCTCCGAGTGGTGGACAGGGTGTGTCGGGAAGGTGGGGCGCGGTCACGGCAACGCCGCTCAGCCATCAGAAGGCCGTGATCAGGCCTTTTGCCCCGGTGGATCTTCGGACCACTGTGGCACGACCTTTAAAGGTTTGCAAGGATATCCATGTTGGCCAACCCTCAAGGGTTCTACACTTTGACCATGGCCGCTGAGACGAAGATCAAGACCGCTGACGACGGGGTTCGCGAGGTCGGCATGACCGACGCCCGCGCGAGCCTGACTTCCCTGATCCGCGAGGTGCGGTACGGCGGCCACGTCGGCGCCTTCACAGAGCGCGGCGAACGCCAGGTCATGCTGGTTACACCCGAGTTCTACGAGCGCGCCCAGGCAGCCCTGGGCAACTGACCTTCCCCCTGCCGGCAGAGGGCCGCGGTGCCGGCATTCGCCACCGGCATCCGCCGCCGCCCACCAAACCCCGGTCATCTGTGCCCAGCCCCGCCTGCCTGCTGCTGATACGCGGCGTTGCACAGGCCTGCGGCGTCGGACACGAGCCGCATCACGCAGCGGACCAGGTGCGCCTGGCCGGTCGTCACGGCGGCGCCGAACAGCGCCTCTTCGGTCGCCGTGTCCGCGTTGCAGTGGGCGATCAGGAACCGCGCCGCGAACATCTGCACCGGGTCACCGGTGAGTCCCCCGGGCCTGATCTCCTCCAGCACCCACATGCCGCCGCGCTCGACGTCCGGGGCCCGGTCGCCGTAGAGGAGTTGCAGTGCTCGGTGGCCGAGGTGGGCGATGCCGCAGCACACGCCGTACATGCGGTTCGTGGTGCTGTCCGCGTGGAGGCGTGCGAGGAGATCCGAGGCGTGCTCGGCGTCCCCGTCGGCCGTGGCCACGACGGCGTCGTAGGCGAGCTGGGCGGCGTCCTCGGCGCTCATCATGATCTGCTCCCGGGCAGGTGGAGCAGGGCGTTCTCGTACTGGCGGGCCAGCTTGCTGTGTGCGCGGGAGGGCATGGCGTCCTGGTCGGCTTCCTCCTCGAGGAGCGCCCTGCCTGATTCGAGTCCGTCGAAAGCCTCGTCGTACGTCGCGGGCCGCCCCTCGCGCCACCACGTGACCTCGGTGGGGTCGCCGACGCTGAAAAGCCGCGCGTCCGGCTCCATGTGCCATGCCCGGGTCGTCCACACCGCGATCACCCCGGGGTTGCGGCGGCACATGATGCCGTCCGGCTCGGCCGCTTCTTCGGGCAGACCGCTGTCTCGTCGGCGCATCTGCGGGTGGGTGAGGAACGGGCATGCGCGCGCCGCGTATTCGGCGCAGTAGCGGTGTGAGGGCGGCTCGGCGGAGACGCGGTTGATCGTGCACATGGGGCCGAGGACGAACGTGACGTAGACCCCGAGGCGCGCACCGCACAGGAAGCAGTGGTTGAAGCGTGCCGCGTCCTCGACACCGGCTTGCCGCACAACGCGGTGATCGGGCTCACCGTTGATGTGGGCGACGAACCAGGGGACCAGACGGCCGTGCCGGTCGCGGGGTCGGCCCGCAAGCCGTGCGGGCGGGATGAGTTCGGTGTGCATGGGGGCTCCAGAGGGGGTGTCAGCAGCCGCTCAGGTCGACATCGACGGGCAGGGCAGGGCGTACGGACTGCCCGGGCGTATTCCCGGCGGGCTGCCGTGCGGGCGGCTCGTTGATGACCCGCGGCTTGTTCACGGCCGGAGGCTTCCGCCCGGCGGGCCGCGGCGCGGGCGGGCGGGGAGCGGGCGGCGGCACGGGCCTGGTCACAGCGCCGGACAGGCCCCATGTGGTGTCGCATCCGCCGTCGCTGGAGCGGGCGTTCATGGCCGCGCAGGCGGCCAGCAGCACCGCGAAGAGCACGAGGGCGAGCAGCGCGGCGAGCAGGACTCTGGGTCTGAGCACAAGAAGGTTCCTTCACGTGATGCCGGGCGCGGACGGTGTCGCGGGGAGGCCGCCCGCACCCGGCGCAGAGGGGCTAGCGGCGGGTGTTGGCGCGCGCGTCTGAGTTCGCGATGACGGGGAGCCCGTCCGGTCCCACGGGGATGTAGATGACCGAGCTGTTCTTGCCGGACTTCGCGATGTCGGCCAGGACCTTCGTCATCTCGTACTGGATGTACTCGGGGGTGAGGGTCTTCGCGATCTCGTCCTGGGCGGCCTTCACCCCGCGGGCCTCGCGGAGCCGGACCTCGGCCTCCTGCTCGGCGATCTTCACGCGCTGCGCCTGCTGGCTGATCTTGATCTCGTTGAGCTTGACCTTGTTGTTCGCGTCGATGCGGCTGGTGGTGACGACGTTCTTGGCTTCAGCGACCCGCTGGGTGCGGTTGAAGGCTTTGAAGCCCCAGACGGAGCCAATGATCATCGCGACGACAAGGGCCAGGGCAGCGACGCCAGCCCCGGCGAAGAGCAGGAGGGTTGCAGCGTCGTCGCGGCGGTTGTTCTGGGTGTTCATGTAGTGGCGCCTTCCATGAGGGACACGGCGGTCAGCCGTAGTCGAGGGAGGGGTGGTGAGGGCCGGTCAGTCCTTGTCGAACCCTGCGGAGAAGGCGAGGGCCCACAGGAGGCCTGCGGAGACCAGGGCGGCGAGCCACCACCAGTCCGAGACGGCCGGGGCCGGGGTGAGGAACCACATCTCCCCCACCAGGACGCCCGTGAGGAGGCCGGTCCAGAAGCGGCTCCACCCGCTCACGTTGCGCCACCCGCTCCTGGTGCGCCACGCGTTCACCATGCGGCGCCGGTTCACAGATACTCACCGGCCTTGTCGCGCTGGTTCCCGCCACGGCCGCGCAGCGTCGTGCCCGCCTCCAGGAGCAGCTTGCGGACGGTGCCGTAGGCCAGGCCGCTGCGTGCGGCCAGCGAGCGGATGGACGCCCCGGCCTCGTACGTGACGCGCAGGTCACGCGCCTTCTCCCGGCGCCGGTCGCCGCTTAGCACCTCAGCCATTGATCTTGATCCTTTCGTTCTCGTACGCCTCCGCGTACTCGGCTACTTGCCGGGCGAAGGCATGCTCGGCGCACACTTTGTGTGCCGGTTTCCGGCGGCTGTCGCGCAGGTGTGTGGGGGGACCGCCGCAGTAGCGGCAGGGGCGGGCCTTCGAAGCCCAGTGGCGGCGGCCGCTCCAGTCGAAGACCGCGGCAGGCGCCGCGAGATCAGGCGGCCGGGACGGCATCGTCGTCCGCGGCCCGTTTCCTCGCCTGGATCCGGATCATCAGGTCGACGCGCTCCGCGTAGTCGAGGCCGCCCCAGATGCCATGCCGCTCGTCACGTTCCAGAGCGCCCTGGAGGCAGGTCATCCGGACCGGGCAGCCGGAGCAGATGCCTTTCGCCTGCCGGGCCTTGTAGCGCGCGCCCGGCCCGTCGCCCTCTGGGAACCACCGGTCGGGCCGCCACGGGTCGTCGTCGTCTTTGCCCTCTGGGCCGCACGGCGCGGCGCCGCTCCAGTCCGAGGGGCGCTCGACGGTGTCCGGCCGGTGGCGTGCGGAGTAGTGGTACTTCACAGCGAGTCTCCCTTCGACGCGGGCCCGGACACGTCCAGGCCCCTACCGATGGACGTGTCCGGACACGTGTCCTTGCTGGTGGCAGCGCTGCCATCAGCCGTGTCCAGGCATGCGGAGCTGTCTGTCCGGACAGGGGCCCGGACAGTACGGCGGGCGATGAGGACGATCACGGACAGGATGACGAGGGCGACCACCACGGCCGCAGACGGCGTCTCCCGCAAGTCGTGCAGGGCCGCGTCCTCGGCCGCGCCGACGGTGACCAACAGGAAGAGGAAGGTGCTCACTTCGGCACCTCGCTCTCGCGCCAGCGGTACAGCGTCCGCTCGCACGTGCCCGTGCGCCGCGCGAGTTCGGCCTTCGACATCCCAGGAGGCGCGTGCTCGATGGCGTACTGCTGCTCGTCCTCCGTCAGCGGCGGATACGGCGGGTGACCCGTGAGGGCGCGCTCCACGGCGATCAGGTCGACCCCGCCATGCCACGTATCGCCGGGACGGATCGTCATGCCGGCACCTCCCGCCTGGCCTCGCGCATGACCCGGTCGGTCAGGTGGGCGCCCCGCACGCAGCGCGGGAACGTGCAGGCGACCCGCACCAGCCCCTGCGGCTCCTGCCCGTGCTCGAGGCGGAACGCGACCCGGTAGGCGGTCTCCAGGTTGCTGAACACCGGCGTGCCGTCCCGCGTCGTGCGCCCCGACCACTGCAGGTGATCGCCGACTGCGACCGTGTGGGCCGCGAACACCTCGGCGACCGGCTGCATCTGTGGCTTCAGCGGGCGCGGGAACTTGGCCATGCCGAGGTCGGCCCGCACCCGCGCCACGAATTGCGGCGTGCTCTCCAGCCGGTCGGCGAGCTCGACGTCCGACGCGTTGTCGTTCACGAGGTGGTGGGCGACCTTCTCCCAACTCGCGCCTTTCTCCTTCACCGCGCGCCCCCTTCGCCCAGGGGCCACACGCGGATCACGGCGCCAGGGGTGTCGAGGACGTCGAAGACCTGGCCGTAATCGCTCACGTAGTACTTGCCGAGCCTCCAGTACTCGACGACCAGCGCGTCATCCCGGTACACGAGCGCCGTCGTCAGCGCGTCCTCCGTCGACCGGATCAGCTTGCTCACGTCCGGCTTGCGGTCCGGCCGTGCGGGCGCCGACGGCCGCAACACGGTGGCCGTGTTCCGGCCGTTGCCGTAGTGGCTCCGGGGGCGCTCCAGGGAGAAAGTGACCGCGAGCGCGACCGGCCCCGTGATGGTGCGCCCGCGCGCCTTCTGCCGGGCCTGGATCGCCATCCAGGCGACGCACTCACGCCACGGCTTGACCTTCGCCGACGACTCGATCATGCGGCCGCCGCCCACGTGGGTCTTGCTGCCCTGTGGCCCCGGCACCCCGCGTACGGTGATGGTGAGCGCGGGCTCGGGCCACTCGATCCCGCCCGGCCCTTTCACCGCTCGCCCCCGGCGCTCTCGTCGACGACCGCGGCCGGGGCCGTCACGGTGCTGATGTTGGTGACGACGACCATGTCCGCCTCGGCCGCCGCGACGTTGACGTAGCACTCCAGCGGCACGTCGACCAGCTCCTGCCCGACCAGGCCGGTCTCGTACGTCAGCTGGTCCAGCGGCACCGTCACGCGCGCCGTCGTCGACCAGGCGGCCACCGTCACCTGCGCTGTCCGCTTCGTCAGGTCGACGTCGTGCACGACCAGCGGCGTCGCGTGCCGCGGCTCCGTGCACGCCTCCAGGTACAGCGCCCCGAAGTCGGTCAGGCCCGGGCGCCTGCCGTGAAACTGCACGAAGTTCAGGGCGGCCAGCTGCGGCATGATGCCGCCCGGGTCACGGAGCGGCGTGCCGTCCGCCAGGGCGCGCAGCAGGTCTTCCGCCACGTCCCCCAACGGCCGTTCCAGCGCGGTCCGTACCGCCCGGATCGCCGCCACCCGGAACGCCAGCGTGCCCCGCGTCTGCATGGACGAGCACGGGCAGCCCGTCACCACAGACGTGTGCTCCTTGTCCACGTGCGCGACGCAGCCCATGAGGTGGGACCGGCCGCGCTCGCACAATGCCTCCGTGCAGCACTGGCAGTTGGGGCAGTCGGGCTGACCGGGGCGTACGTACAGCGGCCCGAACGGCTCGGGCACCGACGCTGCCTGAAACGCGAAACTCATGACATCTGCCCTCGTGGTACAGGTCCAGCAGCGGAGGGCACCGGACACGTCGACGGCGTGCGGCCGGTCCCCTCCCTCCAGCTGGCACCAACGGATCTCGACGGCGTCCGCCTCCCCCGCCTCGAAGGCCGCGTACGGCTCGACGGCGGGGCGCGCGGCGCCCGTGCCGGGCTGCCGCCCGGGCTCGACGGCCCGGGCGGCAGCCGTGTGGACGGTGAAGGTCACCGGGGTCCACCACCGGCGGGAGAGAGCGGCCAGTCCAGGCGCACGTCCGCCGCCCGCTCGTGCTGCCCCGACGACGCGTAGTGGTCGCGCAGCCCCTCGGCGTGCCGACGGGCCCACCGCACCTGCGCGTCGTGCAGCTCGCCGAGGCTGTACTTGGTGGTCAGCCACCAGTACCGCTTGGCGATCTTCCACGTCACCGCGCAGGCCGCCTTCGCGTCGGCCTCCGAGTTGTGCGCGCCCTCCAGCGGCACCACGTAGTGCTCGCACAGGGCCGACAGCGTCCGCTTCCCGCGCCGGTAGCGGTCGACTTCCTTGTCCAGGACCTTCGGGTCGAGGACGCGGGGCGCCGATCGGATGGACAGCGGGGCCGTGCCGTGGCGGCGTGCTTCGCGGTCGAGGAGCGTCAGGTCGTAGCTCGCGTTCATGACGACGATGGGCAGACCCTCGGCGACCGCGTCGGCGAGCACCTCAGTGATCTCCTCGATCACGTCGGGGGCCGGGCGGCCCGCAGAGCGGGCCGCCTCGGTCGTGATTTTGTGAATGGCCGTGGCCTGGGCCGGGATCTCCACCCCGGGGTCAGCCAGCCACGTGAGGGACTCAGTCGGCTTGCCGCCGCCCCAGCGGACGACGGCGGCCGACACGATGCGGTCGCTCTCCGGGTCGGTGCCCGTCGTCTCCAGGTCGAAGCCCACCAGGGGCCTGCTGTGCCAGCTGTGCCAGGTCCGGGTCACCGCGCCGACCTCCGCCGCTCACGGCGCTCCCGGCGAGAGACCCGCTTCGGCTGCGCCCTCCCGCGCCCCGACCCCTTGGACGGGACCGGATCCTGCGACGCCTCGGAGGCAGCGGCGGCCGCGTCGGCCTCCGCCAGGAGCAGCGCCGCCTCAGGGTCCGGCGCGTGCAGCACCTGCACCTCGCCCGCGTCCCCGGCGTCCTCGGCCGTGCCCAGCGCGCGCAGCTCAGCCGACGTCGGCACGACCTTGGCCAGCCGTCGCACCGCGCTCTTGGACCACATGGCCGTGAAGTCGGTGTGCCAGAAGGAGTCGCGGGTGCCCGACTCCTCTGCACGCCGGTAGGCCTCGCTGTACTCGTCGCGGATCTCCTCGGCGTCCTCCCGGGACAGGACGATCACCTGGGAGCGGGCGCCCCCGCGCAGCCATGCGAACGCGTACGCCAGGACCACCGGCCCGCGCTCCGCCTTGGGCAGCTCGGGGCGCGCCTTGTGCACGAAGTCCAGCGGGGCCGGAGCGGACGGCTCGAAGGTCCACTCGTCGCTCTCGTGGACCACGCCGACGTGCACCGACTCCACCAGGCCCGACCGGTACATCAGCTCGATGTAGCCCTGGTACATGGGCACGAACACCGCGAGGCAGCCCTCGCGCTTGATGACGGCCTGGACCCCGTCGGGGATCAGGCCGAACCGGGCGCAGGCCAGCAGCGCTTGAAGGGTGCTCGCGGGGGTGCAGCGCACCAGGTCCGGCAGCGCGGCCCGCACGGCCGCGAAGAACGCGCCCCCGTCGACGTGCGCGGGCAGGGCCTCCTCGAACGCGTCCCGGTAGCGGGCCAGCCACTCCATGGCCGTCTGGTTCACCGCGGGCTCGACCTCGTGGTGCCCGCGCACGTCGGCGAGTTCGGCCGGGGCGTCCGGCGCCTGGTCGTGCTCGTCGGCGGCCGCCGGGGCGGCAGGCTCAGGCTGCCGCGCGGCACGGATACGGTCCTTCAGCGTCGACATGGTCAGGCCCCCTTCGCGGGCACGCGCAGCACGCGGGCACGGAACTGGTCGTAGATCTTGGGCTGTTCGGCCTTGAGGCGGTCGACGTCGAGGGCGGGCAGCGGGCTGGTGTACGCGGCGGCGAGCTCCGGCATCTCCTCGCGGAACCGCCGAGACGCGAAACTGCCGTTGGCCTTCCACGACCAGGCGGCCCTACCGCCCGCAGTCGCCATCTCGTTGTCGCCGGTCAGCAGGCGCATCTCGTTCTCGACGGCGCGCAGCCGGTCGGCGAGGGCCTTCTCCTCGTCCTTCAGCGCGGCCCGGGCCCGGCGCAGCTCGGCCGCGCGCGCCAGCTCGACGTCGGCGACCTTCTCCGGCTGCACCTGCCACAGCCGGGCCAGGAGGCTCGTCGTCGCCTCCAGGCCGTCAGCCGGGGGCGGGAAGCCTTCGACGATGTGCCGCTGGTACCACTGTCCGCAGTGGTCCACCAGCTCGCCGATGATCTCCTCGTCCCTCTCGATGCGGTGCCAGCGCAGCTTGTTGCCGCCGACGAGCGCGGCCGCATAGGCGTGGTCCCAGCCGCCCACGGCCATGTACCAGTGGCACTGGATCGCGGGCGCGTCCGGAACCTCGTCCTCCCACTCGTCGGCCTGGTACTCCGACCGGTTCTTGCACTCCAGCGGGGCGACCACCCGGCCGCTCTCGTCGAGGACGTACCGGTCGACGTTCGCCCGCATCCACGGCCGCTCGACGCTCTGCAGCGTCCCCGGCGGTGTGGCGACCGTCAGGCCGGACCGCTTCGCGAACATGGAGGCGATGAAGTCCTCGATCTCGCGGCCGATCTCCGCCGCCTCCGTCTCGCGGAACGTCGGACGGCCGTGCTTCTCCTCGTACACATGCCGGGGGCTCGCGTACCGCCCTGCCAGGCCCAGGAGCGCGGCGACGTCCGAGCCGCCGATCCCCTCGCGCCGGGCGGCCTCCCACTCCTCGCGCGAGGCGTCGGCGGACAGCAGCAGCCGGGCCGCGGGCGCCTCCGGCAGCGAGGCCGACGGCATCGGGATCTCGGTCTGCACAGTGCTCATCAGCTGCTGCCCTTCTTCTCTTCGACCGAGGCCGCTTGCCGCCAGGCATGGAGATCGCCCATCGGCATGCCGCCCTCGTGGCTGTGGTTGTCGTTGAGCGCCGTCGCAGCGGCGTTGGCCAGCTGCGCCTCGGTCAGCGCGCGGACGGCGAGCACGAGCGCGTCCAGCGGCTCCGTGTGCTTCCCCGCCAGGAGGGCGAGGCGCTCGGCTTCCTTGTAGTGCTCAGGCCCGGTCACTGGTCGTCGTCCTCCTGCGTCGTGGCCTGCTGGCCGAGAAAGGAGATGGGGTGCTCGCTGAAGCCGAGTGCGCGCTGGTCCCGCTCAATGAGGTAGGCCGCGGCCGACCGCGCCGACGTGTTCCTGGACCCGAGAGACTGGGCGTAGGCCCGGACGACCTGAGCGGCCACGCTGTATCCCTGGCCATCCAGGAGGTCAGCGGCGGCTGAGGCCCGGAGATACGGCTTGTCGGCCAGCTGCGCGGCGATGATGTCGACCGCCGCCGTGAAAGCCCCGCCCTCGACGCCGCGCAGGTCGCGGCCCTTACGGTGCGGCGGGCGCGTGCGCCCCCGGCCCCAGTGGCGCCGGGCCTCAGCGATCACCTCGGAGTACTGGTCCACGTGGCCGCACGGGTTCGTCCACTGATCCCGCACGAGGCGCTGACCGTCGTGGACGAACGGGTCGGGGCGAACCGGGCCGCGCGGCTCACCGCAGCGCGGGCAGGTCGACGAGATCTCTACCGTGCAGATGGCGACGCCCTCGTAGCCGACCTGAGTGCCGTAGTCGGGCACCCGCACGTTGATGACCTTCGGGAGCGGCTCGACGTCGACGCCGACGACGTAGCGCACCCACACGGCCGTGCCGTCGTCGCACGTCGCCCCGTACGCCTCGAAGGCGCCCTGCGGCGCGTACTGCTCGATGCGGCCCTGACGGATCCACCGGGCCACGCTGTGGCCGGACTGAACGCCCCCGTACACGCCCACGGGCGTCCACTTGCCGGGCAGAGCACGCGCGACTGCGGCCACCTTGGTGTGGTCAGTGAAGACCACCTTCCTGCCCTTCCTCACTTGGAGCCCCCGTTCTCGCCGTTCGTGCGGGTCTGGCACGTCAGCGATCCCTCGCGCAGGGCGCGGCGGGTGCGTGCCTGGGAGGGGTGGCGCAGCGGCGCGCAGAGGGTGCAGCGCTTGGGGTCGTGCTTGCGCTCGCTCATGCCGCACCACCCCGTCCGGCGCGACGGTCACGCTGGCCCGGGAGGGTCACCTCAGGGGTCCGGTCGGTCTCCGTACGGCTGGCCACCACGGCGGCCGGGAGGACGACGACGCACACGGCGATGGCGGCCAGGATGAGAGTGGAGATCAGGTGGATCACAGCGCCTCCCCGTCCGCCAGGAGCTTGCGCAGCTGGTCGCTCTGGGCACGGCCGACCGGGGCGGACATGGGGTAGCTGGCCCACACCTGGATCTGCACGCCCTCATAGGTGCCGACGAGCTGAATCACGCCCTGCCGGTCACCGCCCCGGCTCATCACGGAGCGGAACGGGGTCCCGCCGATGATCTCGGCGCAGGTGTCGACGAGCTCGCCGTCATGGGTGTCGGCGACCAGATGGCCGTTGAGGACGCCCGGCGTCTGGCCCACGGTCCACGTGATCGCGCCGAGGCCGGGAGCGGCTTCCAGGAGTTTGACGAGCGCGGCGGCCGCCGTCTGCTCGGGGGTAGGGTTTGGCTTCAAGGTTCCCTCGATTCCATGGTGTTGAGGTGTGCCTGGTGGTCGGGGCCAGGCGGGCCCAGCACGGCCCGTGCAGCCCCGGCCGCCGTCAGCCGGTGGCAGCGATGGCGCTGCCCCGTCGACGGGCGGGCTTGATGGAGCGGAGAGTGGACGCAACAGCGGCGCCCTCCTGCGGAGCGGGCGCGGACGCCCCCGCCGGGGTGACCGTGAACGTCGCCTGAATCAGGCGGAGCTCGCAGTCACAGAAGGCCACGGACTGGCCGTACTTCTGGTGGACCAAGACCTTGATCCGGTCCTGGAGGAAGCGCGGCGTACAACCGAGCCGCCGGGCCGCCTCTTCGTAGTCGAAGTTCTGGACCGCCCCGCACGTGCAGTGCGGGCGCGCCCCCAGCCCCGCCTTCACGCCGGTACCTCGTCCGCCGCCGGGGCGGGCACGAGGTCGTCGAGCATCAGCCCGTACGCGCGGGCCAGGCTGACCACGGTGGGCAGGCTCGGCGTCGACCGCCCGGCGAAGAACCGCGAGACCGCGGACCGGTCGATGCCGGCATGCGCGGCGATCTGCTCGTGCGTGAGGTGACCGGCCTCTTTCGCCTTGGCCTTGAGGACGTCCGTATCCAGATGGAGCAAGGAACCTTCCTCTCTGTGCACGCATGCACGCTTACGTGCGTGCATGCGTGCACAATCTAGATCGCGTGCACGCGTGCACACAAGGCAAGACACGAAGAACGTGAATGGTGTTACAAATGGGCGTGCGCCCCGCGCACCCGCTCGCGCTGCCTGCACGGATTGCGCATCTGGCCGCCTACCTGCGCTTCGTGCACGCGTGCACGCTGTCCCGTCGTGCACGTGCGCGCGCTAGCCTCACGCGTATGCGGAGCAAGGAATCCCCCACACGGCCACACCCGGAGGTGCCCCCGACCATGCCGAACGACACCGCGGTGCGCTTTGGCGAGCTCGTCTCGCGACTCGCCGCGAAGGCCGGATACGACATGGAGCGACGAGGTACCGGCCGAGTACGACTCGCCGAGGCCACGGGAATGAGCGCCTCGGCCATCGGCCGCATGGTGCGCGGCGAGACCCTCCCCGAACCCGCCAGCTACCAGCGGATTGCCGCCGCCGTCGGGGTCCCCACCAGGCAGCTCCTCGTCGAGGCTGGAATTCTCCCCTCCGAAGGGGAGCACACATGCACAAATCCGCCTGTACGCTCTGTCACCAATCCGCCCACCCCGGAGGCGGTGGCGGACCTTCTCGGCGTCACTGCGCCCATGGTCCGCGCCATGCTGATCGCGTCGATCGAGCAGGCACTCCGACTACAGAACGAGACAGGCGGCACGAACGGGGGCGATGCCGTAGCAAGGGGGTAGCACTATGACGCCAGCGAGTCGTCCAAATCTCGCTGTTGCAGCCAGCGCCTTCACCAGTGGCGCCGCCCTCACAGCGGTCGGAACTCGCCATGATTGGGCCGACACCGCGACCAGTATTCTGCCCGTCCTATGCGTCACCACAGTCGCCGTCACCACCCTCAGGCGCTGGATCCACCAGCAGGACCAGCGCACGCGAGAAGCCTTCGCCAGCCTCGCCTCTCGGCACGCGCAGCGCGAGGACGACCTCACCCAGCGCGAACGCATCATCACCGAACGGGAGAAGGCTGCCGACTGCCGCGAACAGGTCGCCGAGCTCCGCCTGCGCAGCCTGTCCGACCGCCTCGACCGGACCCTCAACGACTTGGCCGATGTACGCCAGCGCTATGACGGGCTGCGCGTCGACTACGACGAAGTCAACGCCGCCCACAACCGCCTCGTGATGCAGGCACTCATCGATGGCGCCTGCCGCTTTGCGCCCAGCACCGACGGGACAGCCCCCGAGCTGTCCCCGGTGAAGAGCAGACGAAGTGGAACCCCTCCCCCCGCCGAGCAACAGCGCAACATGCCTCCTCCCCTTTCCGTCGTGCGCGCCGTACGCGAGAGCTAGACACCCTCTTCCTCGGAGGCCCCCAGCCCTCGGGCCCCTCGCCCGCTCCGCACCCCGCAGCAGACCGCATACTCCGCGGGAGCTGCCCCCTCGGCGCCGGTCCAGGTCGATGAGGACACAGGACGCCACCGCGTCATGAGCTGCCCTCAGCAGACGCCCCCTGTCGGCCCTCCCGCACGATGCCGGGATGACGGCCGCAGATGGCGAGCGCGTCCCCCCTCGCCCGCGCGAACGCTTCGACCACCTGCTCCCTGTCGCTGCCGTGCACCACGGCCTCCGTGAGCATCGTCGGGCCCGGCAAGTGCGACACCTCGGCCACTGCACCGGCGACGTCGTAGTGTTCCTCCCACTCCCACGCCCACCGTGCCGCGACCTCCTCCAGGTCGGCCCCGGTAGAGAACGCCGCGCCGTCGGTCATGTAGAGCGCGGAGCCCACCCACAGCTGCCTGCGCCCTGGCAGACCCTCGCGCACGTCCTTCAGCCCATCCGTCTGCTGTCGGCGCCACCAGTCCGTGGTGAGGACCTGCACCTGCACGCCCTCGTCGACCTCCGGGTGGTCGAGGGGCCACTGCTCCGCCACCGCGCTCGCGTCGTCCGGGTTCCAGAACGCTTCCACGTGATCGCCGGGGAAGGCGACCACGTACACGCGGTCACGGTTCGCCGTCTGCTCCTCCACGACCACGGCCCCGGCCCCGGCAGAGCCCCGGCCGAGCGACCGCTCGATGGCGTCCATGGCGTCGTCGTCGGCCTCCGGCAGCAGATGCCCGTACGTGTCCGACGTGGTCTTGATGGACTCGTGGCCCAGGCGCCGCTGCACGTAGGTCAGCCCGCGCCCCTCCGAGATCAGCACCGCGGCGTGCGAGTGCCGCAGGTCGTGAGGCGTCGGGTGTTTGTGCAGCGGCAGCAGCCCCTGTGCCTTCGCCCGTCGCACGGCACGCTGCCACCGGTCGTAGAAGGTGGAGTAGTGCAGGCGCTGCCCCTGCGCCCCCGTGAAGTACAGCCGGTCCGGCTGCTCCTGGTCGCCGCCGCCGAGCTCGTCGACGGCCCCGACCACGGTGAGCGAGACGCGCACGCTCCTGCGCCCGCGCTTCGTCTTCGGGGCGCCGATGTAGTACCCGCCGTGGCCGTCGCGCTTCCACGCCCTCTTGACCCGGATGCTCGGCTTGGCCGCGCCCCAGTTCTCCAGGCACACGGGCGCCAGACAGGTGATCTCCGACCAGCGCATCCCCGTGCCGTACTTGATCGTCGCCAGCAGCTGGTCGGAGCGGAGCTCAAGGCAGGAGATCACCCCTTCGACCTCTTCGGGGGTGAGGAACTCGATGTCCTCGCTGCCTTCCGCGCCGTCGTCGTCGGCCCGGGGCAGGCGCGTGAGCTCGCACGGGTTGCGGGTCCGGAGCGGCGGCTCCCTCGTCACCGCCTCTTGGAGAATGCTGCTGAGCAGCCCGTGCAGGTTCCGGATGGTCTTGGGCGACATCTTCCGCCACTTCGGCTCACCCCGCTTCGGCGCCTGCCCCTTGTACACCCGCGCCTGCTCGAGGGTGCGCACCCATGCGCGCACGGTGTCGCTGGAAAAGTGCTCCGTCGACCGGACGTCGCACTCGCCGAAGGTCGGGAAGATCCACCGATCCAGCTCACGGAGGCATGCCTGCCGGTAGTGCTCCTCAATCCCCGTGCGATTCTCCACCGAGGCCCGGGCGAAGATCCGGAACCGATATCGCTCGTCCTCCAGCTCGGCCTGCTCGTCGATGAAGCCCTTACCCTTCACCCACCCTGCAGGCCATTGCTGGCTCGCCTCGTTGACGGCGTCCCTGAAGGTCCGCGCCGCCTCCAGCCCTGCCTCGTCGGGGTCGAAGAGTTCGACTTGCTGCGGGCCGTCACGGCGGCCGCCCAGGCGCCACTTCACCTGATGGCTGGTGACTGCGCCGTCCTTGTTCTTCCGGGGAGTTACGTACGCCAT